TAACTAGATTAGGTGAAAATAGCAAGATGATATTACTTGGGGATTTAAAACAAATAGACCAAAAAAACAAATATGATAGCGCATTAATGTTTTTAACAAAACATTTTAAAAATATTGATAGAGTAGATGTTGTAGAATTTAGTTTGGATGATGTTGTTAGACACCCATTAATAAAACAAATAGAACCAATATTTGACCTTTATCATACTGGTAAACCACAACAAAAAATTGAACCACCAAAAACAAATAAAACAAAAGAAACAAATACAAACTGGTTTAAAAAAATAGTTAATAAATTTTTGTAATTTTTTTTTTATTTTTTTGCTTTACTTATCCAAAAATAAATATTAAATTTGTTTTATGAAAATAGGTATTAGTGTAAACGAAGTGCTTCGAGATTTTTTAGGGCAATTTAATTATACTTACGATAAGTACATCGCTGAATCAAAAGTTAAAGAAGGTGATGTTAAATCGTTTGATTTGCTTCAACACTATGAATTTGAAGATATAAATAAATTAAATAGCTTTTTATATCTGGAAGCCCCTCTAGAAATTTTTGGTCATGCTGACCAACTAAAAGATGGTCTTTTCAATCGTTTAAATGAATTCATCATGGACATTGAAGACGATGAAGAACATCAAATCGAAATTGTTAGCCGTGAGGTTAATAAATCAATTCCAGCCACTTTATTCTTTTTATCAAAAGTTGGAGCTAGACCAACTAGTTTAAGATTTGTAAAAAGAAATGAAGATGAGTGGGGTGATTTAGATGTTTTAATTACCGCAAACCCAATTGCGCTAGAATCAAAACCAAATGACAAAATTAGTGTAAAAGTTAAAGCTAGCTACAATGAAGGTGTCAAAGCTGATTACGAAATTGAATCTATTTTAGATTTCATTCAAAACCATGACCTTAGAACGAAAATACTAAGCAAAACAATAACAACAACATACGAAGAAATTAATTAACATGATTGAATACGGTGGTGTAGTATACTACATTGATTTAAAAGCATTTGATAAATTTATCACAATTACAAAACCAGATGAAAAGGTTGAAATTAAAGAATTTAAAACTACCAAAGATGTGAATGGTGATATTTTAACAACTGAAGAATACATCCATATTACTGATAAACAGAAAGAGGTCAACGCTCCAAATTTTGATATTTTAAGAACAATGATTGAAATACTATTAGAATCTGAAGATGGTGATGAGGAAGATACAACGCTAGGAGCTGATAGAGCCTTAGAAAAAAAACCATTGTCATATCAACTTTGTTTTAATACATTAATGAACTATGGAATCTTAAAAGAAAAAGAATAACGTTACAAAAAATTAAAAAAATGAAACAACAAAAAGAACAATTTGAAACACAAATCAGCCAAGGTAAGACTGTTTTGGAGAAATTGAAAAATAAAGATTTTAGCCTTTATTTTTTTGCCATTGATACTAAAGGTAACCCTACCGCTGGAATCGCAAACATTTACGAACATGTAAAAGTATTAAATGAATTAGGTTATAAAGCATCTATTCTACATGAAAAAAATGATTACAAATTAAAAGGCGATGCGTCTGGTCAAGGTATTTCAGATTGGTTGGGTGAGGAGTATGCTGCTCTACCACACTTATCGATTGAAAGTCAAAATTTGAATATTAGCCCTAGTGATTTTATTATTATCCCAGAAATATTTTCTAGCATCATGGACCAAGTGAAAGGTTTCCCATGTAAAAAAATTGTTTTCTCTCAAAATTACGATTATCTTTTAGAGTTGTTACCAATTGGTAAAAGATGGAATACCGATTATGGTTTTAATGATGTTATCACTACTAGCGAAAAACAAGCGTCTTATCTATCGACTCTATTCCCTTCAATCAGAACGCATATAGTACCAGTTTCTATTCCGTCATACTTTAAACCTAGCGATAAGCCAAAAATACCTATGATTGCCATCTTAACAAGGAATCATGGTGATGCTGCTAAGATTGCTAAATCATTCTACTTGCAGTATCCTATGTACAAATGGATTACGTTTAAAGAACTTAGAGGTCTGTCTAGAAAACAATTTGCAACAGAATTGGGTAAATGTTGTTTGGCTATTTGGGTTGATGACCCATCTGGTTTTGGAACCTTCCCAGTTGAAGCTATGGAGTGTGAGACACCAGTAATTGGCAAAATTCCTAACTTGGTACCAGAATGGATGGAAAGCAAAGACGCTGATGGAAATATTTTGATTAAAAACAACGGTGTTTGGACCAATACTACAATTAACATCCCAGAACTTATTGCTACATACCTTAAAGTATGGCTAGAAGATTCAGTACCAAGTGATTTGCTTGAAGGTATCAAAGAAAGTAAAGGCCAATACACTGAAGAGAAACAAAAAGAAACTATGAAAGCGATATATGGTGAATTGATTAAAAACAGAGAAGCTGAAATTGACTTTTTAATTAAAAATTTAGAAGCACAGTATAACGAATTCACAGAAGAAACTAACAACTTAATTAAATAAGATTAAAATGGAAAAAAACAACATAAGCGTTATTTTACCCGTTCACAAGTTGAACGATGATACAAAAAAATTATTTACTAATGCAGTACAAAGTGTAAAGGAACAACTAGTAAGGCCAGATGAATTGGTTATCGTTGTTCCAAAAGGTAGTGATGCTGCCACATATGTAAAAGCCTTTGATTTTGGTGATTATAAATCATCAGTTACAATTGCTGAAAATGAAGGTCAAACAGACTTTGCTTCACAAACAAATTATGGTGTGAGTGTTGCAAAATCTGAATGGATTAGCTTCTTAGAGATGGATGATGAATACGCTAAAATTTGGTTTAAAAACGTTTTAAAATATCGTGAAGCACATCCAGAAGTTGAAATCTTTATGCCAATTGTAATTGATGTTGATTCAAACAATCAATTTATTGGTTTGACAAACGAAGCTGTATGGGCCCAAAGTTTTTCTGATGAACTAGGTGTCTTAGACAATAACGCATTGTTGGCTTATCAAAACTTTAATATTGATGGTATTGTTATGAAGAAATCAATTTACGAAGACTTTGGTGGTTTCAAAGCAAGTATCAAACTAACTTTCATCTATGAATTCCTACTTCGTATGACTTTTAAAGCCATCAAAGTTATGGTTATCCCTAGATTTGGTTATAAACACATGAATCAGAGACCAGATTCTTTATTCTCGTCTTATAAAGATTATATGACACCAGTAGAAGCCAAGTGGTGGTTAGCTCAAGCTAAAAAAGAGTACTATTTTACAAAAGATAGAAGCATAACGTACCAAGAACAAACTGTCTAATGGTGGCAAGAGGACGCAAAAGAAAAGATGAAATGTATTTTGGTCCAAATGAAGAAGAAGCAGTAATTAAATTTTTAGAATCAACAGACGAAGAAGAAAGGAATCAAATTTTTAACGAGTGGCTTAGAGGGCCACTCGATAAAATGATTGAGTCGATAATTAAAAGGTACAAATTATATAGAAAAGGTGAAACATTTGAAGATTTACATAGTGACACCATTTCGTTTTTAATGACAAAAGTACATAAGTTCGAAAGTGGAAGAGGAAAAAAAGCTTATTCATATTTTGGAACCATTAGTAAAAACTACATTCTAGGTCTTTTAATCAAAGACGAGAAACACATCAAACAGACCGCTTCATATGAAGATATGTATGATGATTTGGAGGAAAGGTCAGATTTAACTTACGTAATAGATGCTGAAACATTTTCTATGGAAGATTTCATAGGTAAAATAACAAATAGTATAAAAGAAGAGTTAAATGATGAAAACCAACCAGCAAAAAAGAAACTAACTGATAACGAGAAAAAAGTTGGTTATGCTTTGATTGATATATTAGAAAATTGGGAAACAGCATTTCAAGCTATGGAAGGTGGTTCCAAATATAACAAAAACTCTGTTTTAGAAACCATGAGGAATTACACCAATTTGTCAACGAAAGACATTAGATTGGCAATGAAGCGCTATAAACAACTTTATGACTTTTTAAAACAAACTGGGTTGTAGAAAATAGCAATAAAACCTTTGTTTGAGGTATTTATAGTAAAATATAAATCATGAGTAAAAAATCAGCTATAGATAAAGCGAATAGACGTTTATTGAATGAATCAATACCACCAATGATTTATTTTAATGAATTTGAAGTCGCTCAAATATTAAGTGATGCTATTGGGTGTGACAATCTAAATTTACCACCAATGGCGGTTAAAGCTTTACAAACAGCTTTAATTAAAAAAGGTAGAAACCTTAACCCACCAAATGTACCAGATGGTGCTATGATGTAAATAATTAAATCGGTGATATTTATAGATATGGAAAAAACATGTAATAAATGTAATTTGGTTAAAACACTTAATGAATTTACAAAACGTAAAACTTCTAAAGATGGTTTTGGGAATACATGTAAATCATGTACTAGAAAATACATGATTAAATATCAAGAAACTAATTTAGTTAAAATAACTGAATATAATATAGAGTATAGATTAGCGAACAGTGAAAAAAATAAAGAGTATTTAAAGAATTATAGTACTAAACCAGAGGTTAAAAAAAAGAAACGAGAATATTATGATGAAAACATCCAATATTATCGTGATTTAGAAAAAACTGATGAAAGGAAAAAATATCGTTATAACTATAACAAAAATTCACACACATTAAGATGGAGATTGTTTTTAAAAAACACATTAAAAAGACTGGGTAAATCTAAAGAAGGTAAAACAATTGATTTGTTAGGTTACTCAGCTTTAGAACTTAAACAACATTTAGAATCACTATTTACTAAAGGTATGTCTTGGGATAATTACGGTCAATGGCATATAGACCACATTAAACCAGTGTCATCTTTTGATAAAAACACCCCTATTAAGATAGTTAATTGTTTATCTAACTTACAACCATTATGGGCTACAACAAGGGAGATAAATGGTGTTGTTTATGAAGGAAATTTGAATAAATATAACAATTAATTAAAACTTAGAAATTTTGCCACGTAAAAGAAAAACTGATGTAAAGGTAAACAATAATGATAGTCTCGAATCATTGATGCAAGAAACTTATAATGATGCTTGTTTACAAATAAATGACGCTCAAAGAACAATAAATGAGCTTGCTACTAGTGCAACACCTACCGATGTTGACGACTTAACAAAAATCGCTAAAGAAAAAGGTGGGCTTCTTAAAATTAAAGATTCTGCAATAAGAATCAAATTAGAATTAGCAAAATTACAAAGCGATATAATTAAAAATCGTGGCGATGTTGATGCAACCATTTCAGAAAGAAGCAGTGGTTCAGCTTCTTTGAGTGACTTCAAATCAATCAGAGAAATGCTTAAAAACACATCAAAAGAAACGGATAACGAGTCTGAAATAGATTTATAATGAGTGTTATAAATAAAAAGAAAAAAGTTTTTGGAAAAATTGCAGCCGCAAAAACTTTAGCTTCTGGGATGCCAAAACTAAAGTCAAGCTCATCGATGCCATCTATTAACAATGATGGTGATGCAATAACTTTTTTAACAGACCTTATAAAAGTTTTAGTAGGTTTTGAAGCATTGGTAACGACTGTTGTAGAAACACTCACCAATTCGTTACCTAAAATAGAAAGAGCTATAAAAAAAGCTTTAAAAACTGAATTAAAATCAATCGTTAGCTGTGGTGTCGACCCTAGTTTACCAACTTGGATTCAATCAACAGGCACTGGTATTGTAATAGAAGTAAGAAAAATAGATTTTTTAGATATGCTTAGAACAGACCCCAATTCTGTTCCAGGTAAACTAATTTACAATGATGTTGTAACACCGTTAACAAGTAGTAGTGATTTAAATACTTTTCTATATGAAGTAATTCAAAATCCAACAGTTACATATCAGTGGCCACAAGGTAGTCCTATTTTAAACATAACTTTCAATGAATTAGGTACTGGCGGTAACCCTAATAATACATTAACGATAACAGCGGCCCCAGCATACGACACAAAAACATTAACTGATTTAAATAATGATTTTATTGATTCATTACAATTAATAAATTCTGCAAATGTTTTAAATAAAATAATGGATATCATTTATGGTACCGTTTCATCAGTTGCTGGTATCTCACAAAAAGTTTTAGAGAATGAACAAAAAATAAACGGTGTTGTTGACAAAATGGTTAATAATGTCAACAAAGGGCCAATAAATGATTCTGCGTTTAGTTTCTCAAAAGAAGAAACATTAAAACAACAAGCTGAAGCAGCTGCTAGAAAAAGAGGTTTTAAAAATATTAAAACCGCAAATGATATTCCTTCTTCAGTACCCATAGGTAGTTTGACTTCTTACAATCAACAATTATTATTAGCAACAACGTTAGCTCAAAAGAAAGATGTTATTTCATCTAACTTAAATAACATGGCTAATTTGAGTACAGCTAATGTACCAAACCCTAGTGATGTTGTCTCATCAAAACTTAATTTTATACAACAAATAATAGTTTCGATGATTAAATCAATAGTAGGAATTATTCTATCACCAAAGGTAATTCTTGTATTTTTGATAAACTATAAAATAGTATACGGGCCGACAGCAACATTTAGTGACCCAATTGATTTTATCAAAAAGAACAAAAACTTGATTAATAACATTATGAAAGTTATTGCGGTAGAATTAATTAAAATACTATTGACTATTGCCTTAAAAGAAATAGCTATTCTTGTAGCACAAACTATAGCTAAAAAACAAATAGAAAAAAACACAAATAAGTTAGCTCAGTTACAATCATTGATTGGGCTACCACCTAACCTAATAAGAAATTTACTAGATAATTTATTGTAATGGCAGACGTTAAACCAATACCAACATCAGGCTTTAATTTCTCATCAATTAATGGGATTTTAAATTTAATTTTAACCTCCTTTCAAATTCCAGAACCACCAGTTGAACCGTTACCACCACCTTTGGTTATGGTTGGAGCAAAGCTAAGACCTGGAATTTCTGCACAAGCAATAGCATCAGAAGTTATAAGCAAACAATCAGATGCTGGTAGAGTTGTTGGTGATGTTTTTGCTGACGGACCAAACGTTGAAGAAGCAATGGAATTAATCAGGGTTCAACAAATAGTAAACACTATTTTAAATGAAGCCAAAGTAGATGTTGTAATCCCTCCAGGAGTGGCCGTTACAGCGTTTGGTGGTAACGCTGGTGGTCCAGTAGTGTGCCAAGGTTTTACAACAGCTATGGGCATAGGAGATGGTATAATACGTTAAAAATTTAATACTATGAATGATTTAGAAAATATGTCAAACAACGAAATTTTGTTTGAAATTAAAAAAATGGAAGCTGAACATGAAGCTTTAAAATTGAAAATGATTCAAGATTTTGATAAACTGCTTGAAATAGAAAAAAGATTTGACAATGCTAATAAGATACTAGTTAAACGATTAAAAGGAGAGTAGTATGATTAATAGTACAAATAAAACACAAAGAAACGAAGGTAGTGTTTACGATGGTATCAATTCAGGCACCAATATAAAGTATGGTATTGTAAAAGTTTTAGAAAACGAAACAGGACCAGAACAAAATAGAGGACTTGGTAGAATAAAAGTATACATAAAAGGCCCTATCGCAACTGGCGGTGACGCTGACAGAACCGATTCTGAATTACCATGGTGTTTTCCGTTGCTACCAAAACATTTACAAATACAACCTAAAGTAGGTGAAGTTGTAATGATTCTTACTTTTAGTGACCAACAACAACATGCTGATAGATTATATGTTGGGCCGATAATTTCACAGCTCCCACTGTTAGATAGGGACCCTTATTTATATTCAGCGTTAAATGGTTTTACATTTGCTCTATCTTCACCAACAGTAAACCCATCACAAATAGCTGAATTAAATGGTGTATTTCCAAAACCAGATGATGTTTCAATACAAGGTAGATATAATACAGATATTAGCCAAAAAAGAAATGAAATTGTTATCAGAGCTGGTAAGTTTGTTGAATCAACCCCAAATCTTAATAACCCGTATCCTTTCAAATACAACCCAACAACTCAAGCCTATATTCAAATAAAGAATGATGTTGTAACAAACCCAGCAACGAACCAACAAGCTGCTCTTAGAGGTACGGTAGCAAATATTGTTGCAAATAAGATTAATCTTATTACACATAGAGATGGAAGCCCTAGATTTAATATAACAGACCCAGACGTTCTTATAACAGATGATGAATTAAATAAAATATTAGTAGAAGCTCATCAAGTTCCTTTTGGCGATGTTTTATTGGAATATTTAATACTAATGAAAGATGCTTTATTAAACCATGTTCATAATGGTAGTGGAAATCCAGCAACAGATTTGACAGTATCTGGTAATAAACAAACAGTTGCTTTATTTAAATCAAAAGCAAATGATTTAGAGAAATCGATGTTATCGAAAAATGTCCGTATTAATTAAGCTTTTGCGATATTTATAATAAAAACAAAGATGGTAATCCACACATTTTTCGATAAAAACAATACAATTGTAAGCAACCAATACGTAAACACTGGTTTGAACCCAGTTACTGAATTATTTTACGGTGGTGCAATAGGTGAACAAAAATATAGCCGCTTCTTATTTCATTTTGATGAAACTAGATTAAGAGCTTTATATACTGGCGGTACATTTACTGACTTAACCAAATTAACACATACTTTAAGACTTACAAACACGGGTTCTTTTGACACAGAATTGTTAAATGGAACAATGGCTGGTATGGATAGAACGACATCGTTTGATTTACTCTTATTCAAAATTAATCAAAATTGGGATAATGGTGTCGGTTATGATTACTCCGTACCAATTTTAGTAACTGGTCAAGGTGCTTATTACAACGGGCCTTCAAACTGGATTGAACCAAGAACTGGTGAATTTTGGTCAGGCGGTTCTGGTGTATATTCTGGTTCAGCATCTGCAATTACAGTAACAACACAACATTTCGATAAAGGAAACGAAAATATTGAAATGGATATGACAGATTATGTTAATGGTCTATTGACAGGCGATACAAACTATGGTTTAGGAATAGCTTATACCAGACCGTTTGAGTTGATGAATACAACTAGATTACAATATGTCGGTTTCTTTACCAATAACACCCAAACGTTCTATGAACCATACATTGAAACAATCTACGATAATCATATTAAGGATGACAGAAATAACTTTTATTTAGATAAACCAAATAAGTTATACTTATACGTTAACATAGCTGGAAACCCTACAAACTTAGACACAAAACCATATGTTAATGTGTATGACAATATTGGTAATTTATTTTCAGCGTATACACCTTCAGATGTTGAACATGTTACATTAGGCGTTTACTCAATTGATATATTGGTGCCAACTTCAGCCTCAAATGTAGAAACAATGTACAATGATGTTTGGACTGGAATAACATTAAATGGTGTTAATAGACCAGACATAAATCTTTATTTTGTTGTAAAAGACTCAATGGGTTACTACAACATAGGCGATAATGATATGCTGCCTAGGAAAGTAGCTGTTAACATTAGCGGTATCCAAAACAAAGAAAAAATAAAACGTGGTGATGTTAGAAAGGCAATTGTTTCTGCTAGAATACCTTATACAGTTGAACAAACACAAAATATTGATAACTTAAAATACAGAATTTACGTATTAGAGGGCGTTAACGAACTAACAGTTGTCGATTACCAACCAGTAGAAATGTCCAATAATTATTATTATTTTTTAATAGATACCTTAAGTTTAATACCAAACACTTATTATATCGATATATTAGCTTACTCAAATCTAGAAGTTACAACGCTTAAAAACGTACTAGAATTTGAAATAATCAATCAAGTAGAATTGCGTAAATCTCAATAAAATGAAATCATTTATTAAACAAAAATTAAGAGTCATTTTAGAATCAATGGCAGATGAACATCTAGGTAGTATTTCAATCAACATACCATTTAGTTCATTGATTTTGGACAGAGTTAATTTAGAATGGGCGATTAAAAATATAAAAGAAAAAAGACCATCAAAAAGCAAAGCCAAGCCTATGCAAGTAGCTATGACTTATGATAGAAAATATTATTTACTAGACGGTTATCACAGATTGGTTGAAACTGTTTTAGCTGGAGAATCATCAGCCAAAGTTATGTTGCTAAATAAGTCCTATGAAAATTTAAAAAAGAACAATCAAATCGGTGTTGCTTGTGATGGTGGTACTGGAGATAAATTTTGTAATAATTTTAAAACACTAGGTTCAATCGATATGATTAAACAATCTATAAATGAAGAAATGATTGATGGTCAGTATATGACACCAGCTATGAAAACAGCCTGCAATAAAATGACCATAGGTAGTTATGAAGAAGCTCTTAGTTTAACTGAAAAAGCAATAGCTCATTTAAATGAAAAAGAAAAGTTTAAGATAATGGAAAAAATTAACCAACCTTTGAGCAGATTAAAAGATGCTCAAAACACTTTGGATGATGAAATTAGTAGATATAGAATGACAGGTGATTCGTTAGCTGATGAAGCGGACACATATTGGCACCAAATACAATCTACAATTTGTGAATTAGGGCCAAGTTTTCAATAAAAGCACTTGACAAAAAATGTTTTATTACTATATTTATTATTGCGTTAACTACGTATTAGCACCGACTATTAAAACGGTTTAGAGTTGTTTAGGCAACAAAGGTGTTAGTACAATAACAAAAATTAAAAGTTAATAAACATGAAAAAAAGTATCTGGACAGAAACTGTCCCAACAGCTTACATTGCTGTAAACAAGAGCAGACTTAAGCTCTACAACAAAGATGGCGATATGCCAACTTTCTATCTTCAAAAAGGACAAGAGTTCCAAATTGAAATCTTTAACCCAACATCAGACGTAATCTTAGCCAAGATTCACTTAAACGGAAAAGCTATCTCACAAGGTGGTTTGGTATTGAATCCAGGTCAACGTGTGTTCCTTGACCGTTATTTTGATGTTGCACAAAAATTCTTATTTGATACCTATGAAGTTGCAAATACTGAAGAAGTAAAAAAAGCAATCGAAAATAATGGTGATTTAAAAGTAGAATTTTATAAAGAACAACAATTTGTAACAGCACTTAATTGGATACAACCAGATTTGACTTATAGACCATGGGTAACACACATTAGCTCACCAATCATTGGGAATACTACCACTACTACTGGACTTAATTTAACAAGCACTAGCAGTAATAGCAGTTTTTTGTGTAATAGTAATATAACTTATACATCATACGATAGCAAACTTAGTTTTTCAAATGATTTAGATAGTATAAGAAATACCCCTAGAAGTAAAAAGTCCAAATCAATTGAAACTGGTAGAGTAGAGAAAGGCTCACATTCAAGTCAAGAATTTAAAACGGTTGCTAAAAAATTTGAATCATTTTCTTTTCATACTGTTGAATATAAGTTATTACCAGCATCTCAAAAAATTAATACAGTTGATGATGTAAACGTAAAAAAATATTGCACAAATTGTGCACATAAATTAAAAAAAGAATATAAATATTGTCCAGTTTGTGCTACTAAAGCCTAAAAAATAAAATAAAAGTTAACGCATAAAATAACCCGAAGAATTTGCATCTTCGGGTTTTTTATTGTATATTTGCGTAAAAATTAGTTTATATGTGTAATGAAATATTAAAAATGACGAAGCGGTATTCAAACGACACGGAGCTTGGCGCTAAAGTGAGAGGGTATATTAACAGAACAAATGAGTACCCAACACTCACGGTTTTGATGTGTGTTCACAGTTTTAACGGTACCTATGATTATTTTTTACATCAAGCTTTACAATCCTTAGAGATGCAAACGTACAAAGATTTTAAAGTTTTGTTGATGTTAGATGGGTGTTGGCCAAATACTATTACTATGGTAAGAAACAATAGTTATAAACTGAATTTAGAAATTGTTGAAAGACCCAATAAACAAGGTTTAGCCTTTGCAAAAAATCATGGTTTGTCTTTAATTGACACAGAGTTAGTAGCCTATTTAGATTGTGATGACTATTATCTACCAGAAAAATTAGAGAAACAAATAAATTATTTTAGAAATAATGATGTTGATTTTTTAGCAACAGAAACATTGTTACTAAACAATAATAATTTTATGATACAATCATGGGGCTTAGGCGCATATGAAACTGATGAAGTAATAAAACAAAATATCTTTCAATCAAATTTTTTAGCTCATGGTACATTTATGATTAAGAAAAAAGCTTTAGATGAAATAGGTGGTTATAATCACGTCATTGGTATGGAAGATTGGGATTTATGGAAACGTGCAGCTGCTGCGAATTATAAATTTTATCAGTTGCCAGAAAGATTGTATGTTTTTAGAATGAATACTAGTGTTTCTAGATAGAACCTATACAAAATAAAAAAGGTGAGATTTCTCTCACCTTTTTTAAGTTATATAGATATTTTATTATCTAAGTTCTGCTACGTTGAAAGTAGGTACACCGTCTACACGCACATGACCGTAAAATCTGTTATTTACAATTTTTTTGGCGTAACGAGTCATGATACCCTTCACTGGAGCGAAGTTGAAAGGATTGTACATAGTAGGAGTAAGTTGCAAAGGCACGTATGGTGCGTAGATGTAACCTGTATCCAACAATGATTTACCTTTGTGACCGATAATTACAGAGTAAGATGGTGCATATGGGTCACGGTATACTTGATAACGACCACCCAATGTACCGATTCTTTCGATACCCATGTTATATTGGTCTTGCTCAGGGTTAGCATCAGATACGTGGAAGTATTCTAAGTCATCGAATACAGCTGAAATTTCAGAAGATACAACGATGAAGTTAGCACCACCACGAAGTGTTGACTTGTGGATTTGAGCAGAGATTTGGTTAATCTTAGTGATAAGAGTTTGGTTCCAGTCCTTTTGAGTGTAAGGGCTAGCAGCAGAAGAAGCTCTTCTCCATCCGTTGTAGTCCCAACGCAATTGCCATGCAGCAGCTTTACGAAGGTCTCTAAGGATTTCACGGTCAATTTCCGCAGCAACTTGCTCAGAAAGCATTGCAGTCAATTCAGCTTCAGCATCAATGTTGTGGAATGCACTAACGTCTTGAGCTAATTCTGGTGACCATGTTGCACGTAATTTTCTTTCTTCAACAGCAACAACAACTTCATCAAGTCTGAAAGAAACTTCATTCAATTCAGTTTCCAATTCAAGAGAAGCGTATTCAGCCCATGAGAAAGCTAAACCAGCAGTTGTAGTGATAGCAGATATAGTTGTAGCAGAAGCACCAACATAACCATCATAGGTTGAAGTACCTGGAACTACAGCAGCAGCAGAACCAGCAGTTGTACCTACTGGGTGAGTAAGGTCAAGCTCAACATACATAACACCATTTGGTGTAGTCAATACTGGGTAACCAGAAGAGTTTACGTTTGTTGTTTGAACGATAGCTTTACCATATTGTTGAGTAACGATACGGAAAGGAACTTCAGTACCAGCAGCGATGATAGTATTACCATCTTTGTCAAGAATTGCGTTAGTTGTTACACAGTGCAATGAAGCCAAGAATGACTCAGTGTCCATGTTGTTACCATCAGGACCAGTCAATACTTCACGACCAGCAGGTGAACCAGCACCACCAGTGAAACCACTAATGGTTAACATAGCGTATCTTACAGAACCGTCAGCAGCAGTAGCCCATGAAGTACTTGGAGCTGGAGTTGAGAAAGAACCACCAGCACTTAATGCAGAAGCGTTAGCGTTTGTGATAGTATAAGTTCTGATAGTAAGAGTACCTTTAGATTGGTCAAACATACCGTCATTGTAGAAAATGTCGTATAAGTTTTTAGCCATAAAAGGTGTTACAGCACAACTTCCATTAGATGGCAATACGCAAGATGGAATACCAGTAGAAGCAAATGATGTGTGAGCTGAGTAAGGACTGTTTGTACTGTTATAGTTAACATTATCATAGTTATTACCAGCTACAGGAGGTGTAGAACCATCTACACGGCTAGATGTAAGAGGTACGAAATAGAACAATTTACCGATAGGCATGTTCATAGCTTGAACTGACACAACGTCATTAGCTAATAATTTAGAGAAAACACGTCTTACGATAGGGAATACTACTGTTTCGAATGAACCAGAAGAAGTCGCAGTTGTAGTTTCAGTCAACAAAGTTGAAGCTTGGTTTTCATACAACTGAGCGATGTTTTCTTTTACGTGGCCTTTAAGACCTTCAAGGAAGCCTAAGCTTTCCCACTTTGATTGGGTTTCTTTACGGATAGCCTTCATGTGGTTTAATCCGATGTTACCCACTTGTCCAGATGTTAATAAATGTGACATAGTTTTTTTATTTTTTTTTTATTATTTTGTTATTTGTTTTCAACTCTTTGAATCAAATCAAGGATTCTCTTAGTTGATGGGTCAACATAGGCGGTGCTTTCGTTTAATTGTTTAGAACTGCCAGTGGTACCCTCTTTCATTATTTTTCTTTCTATCGCTTCAGTAATTGGCTTTCTAGAAACTAATTCGTTAGCAATAGTTTTGTATAACTTTTTGGACTCTTTAAGGTTTGTAACTTCTTCATCAAATCTTTTGATGATGTTTTGTTTTTCACCTTTGGTTGTCGCATGTTCCATGAACAATCTTGTTACATAAGTCAAGTTGCTATTGAACACTACAGTTTCTACTAACTTTGTTCTAAATTCTTTCAAAGCTTTTCTAAATTCTTCGTTCTCAGCTTTAAGTTTTTTAGACTCAGTCAATAAAGTATTGTATTTTTTTGCTGTTTCAGAAACAAGTTTTTTAGCGATTACAGATTCTTTAAGATTATCAGCACCAGCACCTTTAGGTTGACCAGTAGAACCAGTAGCAGTTTTATTAACGTGTCCTCCAACTGACATACCTTTACCTTTTAAAATTACTTCATCGATTTCTTCTTCTTCTTTCTCGCCTTCTCTCTCTTCACCTTCTTCTCCATCTACATCAGCCAAATCAGAAGGTTCACCTTCTTCATCACCCATTTCGATTTCGTAGTCTACTTCATCACCACCTTCAATGTCATCAACATTAATGTCAACATCTTCGACATCACCAGCCATTTCATCATCCATGCCTAGGTTTGAAGATTTAATTACGTATTCTCCTGGTTCAGAGACAGTTAGGTGAATTTCGTCACCAACGATTTCGATTTCGTCATCACCGCTTAATTTTTTGTAAACTGCGATTACGTCATCGTCAGACGCTTGAGTTAAGTCCAATTCTTCAGATGCCATTGCATCCATACCTTCTTCGTATGTATCTTCTTCGTACATACCTTCTGTTGGCATTTCACCCTCGGTCATTTTTGATTCAGATTCCATTTCAGATTCTTCAACCTTTTCGGCTGCGCCTTCTTCAATTTCTTCTTCCACATAAGCCTCTTTGATTAGAGACTCTTTCACCACACCATCAATTTCTTCCTTAGCTACGCTACGAAGTATTTCTTTAGTGTTGGCATTAAGAGCACTTTGAATATTTTGGATATCCAAAAGAGCTTCTTCAAGTATTGATTTTTTATCTGCCATTTTTGTGTTTGTTTTATTATTAGATAAATATTACAATATCTATCTTATTTTTTAATAAATATATCTAGTTTTACGAAAAGACATATTAAGACTAAAAATTTTATAAAAAAATGTTTATTATAACAAGAAATTATCAAGTTTGTCTTTCAAACTTTCTTTTATTACACTTGCTGTCTTTTCAACGCTTTCAACGTAAGGTTTAGCTTCAGCAACATCTCTAAATATCCAAGCATCTGGTGTTGATGGTGCTGTAACAACATCCCAACAAATTATTTCAAAATCGTCTTGAACAATTTGTTCACCATTTCTACCTTCTTTAAGTGAACCAACACCTCTAGAAGAAACACCAATCTTAATTCTATTTCTTAAAAGATTTGCAACCTCATCACCTTTGGTTGAAACAATACCATAGTTTATAAAACCTGGCGTCATAAGGATTTCCATTTTACCCATAAGGGTTTTACCTTCCCACCAAGTCTCAATAATATTGTGAGATATTCTATCACCAGCAATAATGCTAGATTCTGGGTGGTCTAATTCACCAACAGCACTACGCTCTCTAATAGCTTTCTGATATATTTCGTCTTGCTTTTTTAAAACTTGTTCTGGATATATTCTACCGTTACGATTAAGAACACCATATTTTTGTAATATAACGTAAACAACTAGTGGTTCTGCTATTATCATTTTACCACTATCAAGTTTTTTTATTTCATTTATGAACGCTTGATTTCTAGGTTCATCAGGACTAATATAACCAGCATCATGTTCAATTAGTCCACCCCAGCCTGTTTCACCACGTTTTAATATTTTAAAGTCTTTATAATTTATATCCATATTTGCTAGCTTATAGATATAAATATCGTATACAAACAAAAAAACCCTAGATTTATTTCTAGGGTTTGTTTTTATCTTTTTCTTTTATGAAAGTCAAATGTATTACACTTTTTAAAAACTTCTTCAATTAATACTTCGGCTAGTTTATTTAAATTTTCTTTCATTTCTTCAGTATTAACTGGCTTTATAACATTTAAATAAAATGTTGTTTCACAGCTCATGAAACTTCTCTTTCCTTTTCTTATTCCAGATTCTCTCAAATCTAAATCAACAATTGTCATTTCTTTGTTAAAATCTAAATTAGATGAATAACTAAATAATACTTGTTTTACTTTTTTATTTAAATTTCTAATCGCTCTATTGTAGTTTTCATCACAATCGTCTTTGGGCTCAGCCCAAGAAGAAATATTTAAGTAAACTGACTTTGAGTTCTTATTGTTTACACTTCCAAAAATTACATTGAAATCCTTAAAAATGGTTGATTTAATTTCTTTACCTGTTTTCATATTTTACCTGGTTTTTATAACACAAGTATAATGAAAAAAAATGAATGTGTCAAGTGGCTATTTTAAGTTACCCCACAAAGCAATTGCAATACCAATTGCAATTTGAACAAAAGTAATAATAGCTATAGCGGCAGCCCAACGATTCTTTTGTTTGTAAATTTCATCTTTGGCTTCTTTCATCTGGGATGCGGACCAAACATCATTAACTTTTTCAATCCATTTGGCATGAGTTTCTACTTTACCCTCAACATTTTTAACTTCGGTAAGCTTTTGATTTAATTCAGAAAAACGACTGTCCATATCAGTCCTCATTCTGTCATAATTATCATTAAGCCTCTCAAGTTCTTTTAAAACAAGCTTACTGTAATCACCCCAAGTTCCTGTTTCATCAGCCATGACTATAATTTAACGTTGTTTAGTATATTCGTTATCTTTACACACATTTTTTCGTAACACTTTATCTTAGATGTTGTTGTTTTTAAATTAGAAACCTCTTCTTTACCATCATCAATAATGTCTTTTAGTTCTTTTAATATTGCATAGTGTTCATCATTAGGAGTTCTATTGCAAATCTTTTCTGTTAATTCTCTTAACTTTAAGATATTTTCACTAGGTATTTTGTGTGATGCCATTTTTTAGTTTTCTTTTAAACTACTTCTAAGCTCAACAAGTTTAGAAACATTCTTTATGAATTCTTCATTTATTTCTTGTTTGTCACTCAGTAATCTATCTTTTACTTGTAATAGTTTATCTTTTGTTTCCAAGTCAGAATCCTTTAGTTTTTCGTTAATCAAATCAATACACTCTCTAACAACTTTACCATAAACTTCTTTCTTTTCATCATCAGTTGATTCAATCAATACTTTTATAATTTGTTTTTCTGATTCGTCTAGAGTACTGTATTTTTGATTATACTTGTCAACCATTATGGTTGTCAACATGCTATTCGGTAATTCTATGCTTTCAGTAATTACTTTCTCGTTGTTGTTAACGATGTAATCAACTATTTTGCTAGTCGCTTCAACTATTTTATCAATTGATTCTGGTGTTTTTTCTGTGAAGATAAGAGTAGAAATACTTTCGTATAAGTCTTTTTTATCATCTTCTATGTCTTTTTCAAATAAAAGGTCAAGCACCAATTTTGAATTTGCTTCAAATATGTCTTTTTTATTGTATTTAGAAAACAAATCAATATTCTCTTTTACAAACATACTGGCCTTATTGATATCTTTCTCTACTTTCTGTTCAATGTTAGTATAAACCAAAAATTGTGTTTTAAGTATTTCGTTTTCTTTTAAAGACTTAACATAGTTTTTAAATAACTCTTTTTTTGATTTGTCCTCTGACATAACGCTTTCGGATAAAAGTGTGTTGTAAACACTTTTTATATTACCGAAATTTTTTGTTATTTTAGTTAAATTTGTCATGGTTCTATTTTACTTAATAAATATTGTTATTTTATGTAAAAGAGTCTACTCACCCAACATTTTATCAATGCCGTTTATCATATCATCAACATCTTTGTTTATTTTTACGTTTTTATCGTAAATTTTAACTCTCTCGTTAATCTCTTTTTTTGTTGGTATGATAGAGTCTAACAAAGCGTCAACAAATCTACCTTTATATTTTTTGGTTCTATCATCTAATTTCTTGGTCAATAATCTTTTTTGTTCTTTCAATAGCTTGTCAATTTTTTTAACTGATTCTGTTACTTCAGTTGGTGCAGCCTCTTCAGCGCCAGCCTCAGTAGCATCTTCTTCAGCACCACCTATCTCAGCACCAGCTTCAGCTTCAGCACCAGCTTCAGTAGCAGCTTCACCTTCACCTTCTTCGTCACCACCAAAATCTAGGTCTTCACCACCTACGCCTCCACCACCAAATGAACCGCCTAATCCACCACCACCACCACCACTTGTGGTTGTAGCACCTTTTTCCCCACTAGCGGCTTCTCCGCCTTCTCCATCACCTTTAAGTGCTGATTTTATGTCACCATATACTCTGTCAACTATATCAAACATACCAGTATGTTTGATTACGTTAGAAGAATTAGCCAATTCAGCAGCAGCTGCTTTTTCAAGTCTTTGTTCAAGCAAATCTTTTTTGATTTCGTCATCAGACATTCCTAATATATCTCGTTTAGCTCTAGTCATTGACATAGCTGCAAATCCATTACCAGCATCAGACACAGCATCTTTATAAAGTGTTACTTTAGATTGAGTGTGTTCAATTTTAAGCATCTCAGCTTGAGTAGATGGATTGTTAAGTGTAAGTGTAAAGTTATCAAAGTCCTCATCAAAACCTAACAAATACAAATGAATAATCGCAATCTTATTAAGCTCTTGAAGCATTGATTGCTGAATTCTGTTTATGGTTCTAGAAAAACGAATGTCTTGCAAAGCAAGGTTTTTACCTTCACCAGTTGCTTCATCAAAACCTAAAAATGGTTTTGGTACACGCAAAGCTGTAAATAAATTATTTCTCAAATATTCAATATCAGCAATTTGGTCTAAGTTGCTAGCACCTGGAAGTGTGTCAATAGGATTTGGTGCATCTTCAGAACGAACTGGAATAAAGAAGTCTTGGTCGTTAGATAATTGATTATATCTAAGGTCCATTTGGCCAGTTTGTGGGTCAGTAATTGGAATTCTCTTAAATCTATCAGCAATTTCATTTACGTATGCTGGTACATCAGCATCATCGATATTACCAACGTATATTTTATAAACACGTCTTTCTGGCGCACGAGTTACACGATAAACCAACATAGAATCTTCAGATAAGATAAGCTGTTTCCAAATACGTCTAGCCTTTTCCAAAATTGAAGTACCATATGGTAAACGTCTGTCATCACCAGTTAATCTAAAGTGAGCAATTTGCCATGAATTAAACTCAACATCACGGCCTCTCCAGTAAAATTTAACTTTGTCTGCAACTGCTACATTTGCATTTGGTGTTTCCCTACCAGTAATCATATCAAATAAACCACTTTCTCTTCTTTCCATTTCATAGTTTGGCATTTGTTTAGCGCCAGTAACACCATGCACGTCATCAATATTCAAAAACACAAAGTTGTCACCATATTTACAGTTGGACAAAAATACACCAGAAGTCCTTGAGTATAAATCGTTTACATCTTTACCTAAGACTGGGAAATTATGTCTATCATGCTCACCGTTAGGACCAACAGCTTCCAAACAATAAACATCGGATGTTTCATTTAATTTAACAATAGAAACAACTTTATGATTTAATAAGGTCTTTTCTTTGGTTTTTCCTAGATAGATTGCTTTAGCTTTTATATATGACTTGTCAATCACCAAACTTGGTTTAATTGACAACACAAAATCAAAATAATTTTGGTTTGTTTTTCTAAATAATACTTTAGTTAAAGTAGTTGGGTTAATAGATTTTGCTATGTCTTTTCTTAATGAATAACCTTCTTTAAATAAATTAATAAATTCAGAATCATTTTTAAGCAATTCAGATAATTTATTAACACCAACATAGTTTTCGTTATTTTTTATTATATTTGAAATATAGTCAAAACAAGTATCAGTAATTTCTATAGTCATACCTTTTTTGGTTTGTTCTATAAATTCTCTATTTTTCCAATTTGATAACATACCTTTTGAACGAATCTCATTATGTTCTGTATGTAAATCAGAATTATTATATGCTTCAAAATATTTAGGATAGATACCAGACATTTCAACACTTAAACGTTCTCTTCTTTCATCTGAACGTAAATATTTATCGATACCTTCCATACGTTTTTTGATAACTTCTGGCGAACCTAATATTTTATCAAAATGGTCAACATGTAATTTAAAATGGTCAGAATGGGTTAATCTAACTAAATTACTAGGGTGATTATTTAATTTATTAAAATCAGCATGATGTGTATCAAATTGACATCCAACCGAAGTTTCATAATTTGAATCTCTAACACATTCATGTGCAACTAAAGAATGTGTAAATCTATATTTAGTTGTGTTAGGGTTATAAATTTTTTCATAGCCTACGATACAATCTTTTTTCTTTTCACTTTTTCTAGTATAAAAAGGCATCAATGACTGACCTTTGGTTAATTCATCAGCTCTTTTGAATGAACCGTCTCTAAGCATATATTCGTGGTCTGGGGTTGTGTCAATGTGCGTACCATCATCAAGAGTAACACGATATAATTCAGAATCTTTTCTAGTAAGGTCACACCATATTATTTTACTTGGTACAATTGCTTTGGTACCATCTTGTATAGCGTATGACCATATTTCTTCACCAGATTTAACTCTATTAGAAAGTTCTTTAATAGTTACCTCAGTACCATCTAATAATGGTATAACACTGTTTTCTCTGATAGGTGTATTTCTAGTCCACATTGGTAAAGATGTGTGAATATCTAATCTGTTGAAAAACAAATCTTCTAAGATACCTTTAACACGACTGCTATCTGAATAAACATTAAGTACTTTACCTTTATCACTAAGAGTCGTTGACTCTTCTGCCATGATATCCAAAGCAGCTGCAATTATTGGGTAAAATTCCATTGCTTCAAAATCAGAATACGAACCAATACGAGTTGTTTCATAGTTTATTGATTGTTGAAAAAGGCCGCTTTCAACCTTTTTCCACATTTGAGACAAATATTTGTTTTGTTGTGTTTGTAGTTTAGCTCTTTCAAAGTCAGCCTTGCTGTCTGTTTTAAGCAATACATCGTTACCCATATTGTAACGTTGTGGTTGCGGTTGACTTTGTTTTAATTTTGCCGAATCAGGACCTAAAATTTGCCCTAATCTTTGAAATATAGTTAAATTTCTATTTTCTGCCATAATATTATTTTTTTATAATGTAAGTTTTAATTCTAAAAAATAAAGATTACTGTACGTAATCACATTCTACATATGCTAATCTTTCTTGCTCACCTATTGGGCTAACAGATAAAGTATAAACATAATTAGTTATCCAATCCTGACCTTGAGACCCAGCCGTTGCATTACAGTAATATGGTTTTTTTTGAATGTTTTGGTTTTTCCTAACATTAGTTTCAATAGGTGACCATTTGTAAAGTTCAACACCGTAAGTTTTTAAAATAAATACTTTTTTTGCCATTTTATTTAGATTTATCTCATTCCGTTAAATAACCACATGTATTGCCCTAAAGGGTCTTGCATATTTTTAGAAATTGCTGGGTTAAATTTAGGTTTTGGCGTTGCCGCCTTATGTCTGTTTTCTTTGCTAACAAAATTACCAGATGCTGGCTCTTCCTTTGTTGCTGGTGAACCAACAACCCAACTACTCAACATCGCTTTATTTTGTTTTTCTAATCTTTCTAGATTTTTAAAAGAATGTTCAATAACCCATAAACACATAGCCATAGCCATTAGCAAATCATCATGATAACCATCCATATGGTCTGGTCTACCGTTTTTATAAATAAACGTTTTCATTTCAGACGTCATTCTAACTGAACGAATTTTAACAGCGTCTGTTCTAATTTTAAATTCCAAATTAGATACCATTGGTAAACGAACTGATGTTGCATGAAATCCTGGTATTTTATTATCTTTGTTAAAACTATTTAACTCTCTTTGCCTACTTGACAAAATTTTTCCATTTTGATTATCATAATGTAATCTTTTATAACCAAACTCTAATAATTTAAGAATAGTAGAAACACCCATACCACCAGTTGCATCAACAACTGTATAAGCCTTATATAAATCTCCGTATTCCTCAATTATTTGTGCTAATAAATCTGGTTGAATTTTGCCTTGATATTCAACCACTTGTTCCATTGTTGTAAAATCTAATATAACCATTGTAGATGAGTCTTCACCATCACCTCTAGATACATCGGAAGCTAAAATGTACTGATGTCCTTCTTGAGGTTCCGCCCAAATCCAAATGTCACCATCTGGCCCAGCTGTATACAACGGTTCCTTTACGTTAAAATTATTTTGATATTCGATATACTGTTCATCAATAACGTTTCCACCAGAACCAATAAAAGAAACATCCAATTCTTGAGCAATCATCTTAGCGTCATTGTTCATACCACGACACATTTCTTCATACCATGAAGATGTTGGTTTCCAACCTTCTGAAATTCTTTTTTGGTAAGAATCGAAGGTAAATTCAACCTCGTGTTCTGTTACCTCATCTTTAGTCCAACGTAAATCTTTATTATAGCGCAAGTCTTCATACCATTTCATTTCAATGATATTGAAATTGTTTTCCTTTTTTCTAGCTTGGTCGTATGTTTTGTAATATAAAGCATCCATACCTCTTGGTGTACTAATTAATATACAATGACCACCAGTACCAAGTGCTGTGAGAGCAGCACCAAATACCTCAGCACCATTATCAATATATGCTGCTTCATCCATAATTAAATAAGTTGGTGTAAAACCACGCAAAGCATCTTTAGATGTTGCCACCGCTTTTACACGGCTACCATTAGGTAGTTTTATTTCTTTTTTAGAGTCAGTAAGGAATATTGACTTTTCTTCATTTTTTTGATTACCATAGTATTCAGCTCCCCAAACCCATCTTGGTAATTGTGAAACAAAATCTTTAATTTTAGCCAAAAATTCAAACGCCAATTCTTGTTTGTTCGCAATGATTAGAACCGCTTCTGGATTTTCAGAGTCAGCAAAACTAACTTTAATTGACATATGAGCAGCTGTTGTGGTAGATACACCAGCCTGTCTTGGTTTTGTAACTAAATTAAATCTATGCTTTTGATATGCGTGTATGATTTCTTTTTGTCTGGGAAATAACTTAAATGGTACAAAACCTTCTTGGGTTTTATCAAATGTCTCCAAATAAGTCTCAATAGCGTATATTGGACTAGTTAAACACTTTGCATATTCCTTAAAGATTTCTTCTCTACTTAGCATATTATTTTATCTATAAATATGCCAATAAAGAATAAAGGCCCAGAATGGGCCTTTATTTAGAATAACTCATCAAAATCATAACCTTCTTTGGTATCATTCGATTCAATATCATCACCAAACAATTCATCAAATCTATAACTTGATTTTTCTTCAGTTTGTGGTTCATTTGTTTTATCCAATTTGTCCATTGCTTCATTGAACTCGTCTTCTTGCATAGAAGCTTTTATTTCTTTAACAATGGTTTCTACTATGTTTTTTCCTTCCTTTGTTCCAGCCATAATTTCACGCATTTTGGGGTTAAATTCTCTAACTGGCAAAGAAGCCAAATCACAATAAATTTGGTGTTTTAAATGAAAATCGTCTGAGTCAATCATTGAAGTGAAACGACCCCATAATGCTGGCCCAAGTCTCATATCCCATGGTTCAGCAGCCAAGAAATCTGCTTTATTTATAACATATTCACCAATTCTTTTATCTTTTGGCAAACCATGTGCTGATATGAGCTCCATAACACCTTTAACTAGTTCATGGATAAGCACTGGGAATACCATTGCTTGTGCATAAATAACAGCTTTAGGGTTAGATTGTGTTGGAAATTGAACTCTAACAACACCACCGTTAACACCGTTTTCCATAGCTGGCATTATGTAATACATATAGTCAGCTGCTGACATCATTTTAGAATATTTGTTTGGTAAACGTGGGTCCAAGTCAGTCAATTCATCATCAACCATATGGTACATGTGATTTGTTTTTTTAGCAGCGCCTTGTATCATTGCATTCATAAACCTACGTTTATAAACTTCTTCATTTGCGCCAACCATTTCATCATGGTTCGCAAATTCAACTTCAACAGCCATAGGCTTTGGATTCTTTTTGGTTCCAACCATGTTTATTTCTGAGGTTAATTCAGCGTGTATTTCAACAACATCTTCACTCATATCAAATTCTTCACGTATCATTTTCTCAGCCAATTCTTCCAAAGCTTTTTTGTGCTTCGCTTCAATACCCATAGTTTCATAAACCATAGGCAACATTTCGTTCATTACATCAGCCTTATTTATTACATCAACATCGTGAGCTCTCTTATAACGATTGGCAACTTCTTTAAAACGTTCTCCCATTATTTTTTCTTCAAACATTGATTCGTCACCTTCTGGGAAAATAGGATGTTTACCCAAAGAATGTTTTCTCATCATCAAATCCTCTTCAAGTTTTGGATGCATTCTCTCAGTCAAACCTTCTGGATATAAAACGCTTTCATTTAACGTTTTAGGTTTGCTGTTACTTTTAAGTGCGTTCTCAACTATTTTTCTGTAGTTACTCATTGTTAATATCTTTTACTTTGATAATTCTTTTTACTTTGCTCTCAGTTACTGGCTGTTGTGTATTAGCTTTTGACATGTCTTTTAACCCACTAATTAACTGTGACAACCCATTTCTAGGAACTCCAATCATTTCAGCAAATGCCGCAATAACTTCTCTTTTAGCAACTGGTGTTTTAATAGTGTCTACGATATTTGAAGGAATTCTTTTTTTAATAAGGTCCATAAGTTTTTTTGCTTTTACATTCATTTCTTCGTCACTCTCTTCACCAGTTGGTGTCACTTCAGAAACCATGTGTTTTTTGGGACCAAAAACTTTACCTTCAAAATATTTTTTAAATTCTCTAATACTCATGTATCTTTCTTCTTCATTCATAGTCGCCTTAGCCAACTCCTCTATTGTTTTAAATTTTCTGAACTTACCAGTCTTTTCGTTAACAATATAATGTCTGTATTCACCCAAACCTAAAGTTGAATCTTGTTTTTTTACCTCATTTGACATTTCTACGGCTTCCTTCATTGGGTTTGCAATATTCTCTTCAAAATATTGCATATCGTGAATAATGTTGTTTCCTCTATCGTCCATATCATCAAAACAATAAACACCCATAATAACATTGTTATCTGGGGTTAATGCTCTAACCATTTGATATGTTTTGTCGCCAATTGAAAATGGTTGTGATATCTCACCTGTTTCAGCATCTTTAACATTTGACAAATACTTAATAGTTGCTTGGTCTTGTGGTTCAATAACACCATCAGTTTCCATTATTTTCTTGTCAATTGGAACTATATTTACTTTTTGCCCTTTTAAATCGGACAATGTTTGTTTTAATTCTGATTTTGGTACCATGATTGTTGGCGTATCAGCTTCGTTTACTCTATTTTGTTTCTCCATGATATTTTTGATTATATTTTAATATTAGGTCTTTTTCATATAATTTTTCTTCGACTTCTTTTATTTTCTCGCCAAATTTAAAACAAAGTCTTTTATCTGGGTATGAATCATAAGCGTTTATATTTTCCCAAGCTAATCCAATAACCCCATCAACAGCATCCCAAACAGCAAATGTATCACTATTTTGAACAACATCCAATTTTAGCTCTGATTCCAAACGCCCAACTTTTTTAATGAAATAGTCGTGTGGCGCCTGTGGTCTTCCAGAAGCTGGAAATGTGTCCCATTCTTCCCCATCAATATTTCTGGTTGTGTCCGAAAATATAAACTCAAACAAGTAATTACCTTGATAATCCTTGCCAACCATATTAACGTATATGAGATACAAATCTGCCATTAATTTTCAGCTTTTGGGTCTGGTTGTACGTTAGGCATTGGTAAAAAAGGTTTATTTTTTCTACTTGGTTTAACAGGTTCAGTAAACGGCTCACTTGGAACCTCTTTAGGTTTTACTGGTGCTGGTTGTGTCATTGGTTCACTCATAGTGTCTTCTTGATTAAATGATTCTCTTAAAATATTTTTAATATAGTTTTTAGGTTCAAAGATACTTAAATTTTCTAACATTGACAAGCTTTCGTTGCTTTTTTTACCCCAGCTTTCACCCTTTTTAGGTGTCCCACAAGCAGATGGAGTTGGTCTACAAGCTGGATACTTAGCTCTTTCTTCACCATCTTTTCTACCGCAAGATTTGCATTTTTTCCTACCAGTCTTAGTGTCTTTTCTGCATGTGTTGCAATCAACCCATCCTTGAGATTTTCCTTCACCACCTTTTCTAGAAAACCAACCATGAAGACCCTGTTCTTTTTCTTTTGAAAAGTCAGTTTTTTTGACTTCGTCTAATTCAATATTGTTTATTTTTAAATAATTGTCAATCCAAGCTTGTAGTTCATGAACATCTGGCGCATAGTTTTTACCTTTTCTTCTGGTAATTGCATCATGCGCTTTTTTAATCATTTCTTTTGAATATTTTTCTCTGTCTTCTATGGATTCATTTCTTTTTTTTCTACCTTGACAATGAGCTCTTTGGCTAAATCCTTTTGGATTATTACAATCTATGCTTCTTTTGTATTTTTCAGACCATTTTTCTTCAATATTTTCCAAATCATCAAATGATTTTTTAAATTCATCTCTTTCAAAATCTATTTTATTTTGATATTTAACAAATTCACTTTTTATTTCATCATAATCAATTGGATAAATATTGTCTAACATTATTGGTCTTTCTTCATAATTTCCACCACCAAAGCTATTTAAATTACTAACAAACTTATCAAATCTAACAGTAACATATGGCTCATTATCATCAGTATAATTAATATAAGGAAATAAATAACCCTCTTCACCAGCAAATTCTTTACTAAATTTATGGTTAATCGGTTGTTCATTAACACTTTTTACTTTAACTTTTATTTCCAATTTACCAAAAGTACCACCATTTTGTTTAAAAATTTTACCTAAATTTAATTTTTTAAGCTTATCATCATTTGTTCCGCCAAGTAAAGCCAATTTATCTATATCTGGTAAATTATTAAAACCACCGACTTTATTTATCTTTTCTAAAGCTTTATTTTGAAATTCTTCTTTATTTTCATTAGTTTTATTTCCCCAATTAGCAGCACCGACTTTACGACATTGAACCAAGGAACCTGACCCATAAGCTGATGGCCATACGTCATATCTAGCCCTTACTTTATGATAACAAGCATCCTTTTTACCTTTTTTCTTTTTACCCTCTTCAATAGCCTCATAAACAACTAATTCATCATCTTCAAATTTGGTTTCTATGATTTCAACCATCAAATCTACAGAACCTTTGATAACTCTATGAAATGTGTTTTTTGGTATGAAAAACTCTTCATTAACATTTAACTTTTTAGGTAATTCATTATCAAATTGAACCATCCAATCGTTTTCGTTTAAAGGAATAACTATTCTATCTTCACTATCACGATGCCATACCAGTTCTTCACTTTCAACAAGATGCGAAAATGTCCTTCTAATTATGTTTCCACTTTTTTGTTCTGTATATGGTTTCATGTTACTTTTTATTTTTTTCTTGCCATTTATAGGAGATTGAATCTTCTTCAATAGGACCACCCTTGGCCCATGTTCTACAACTTCTAGCTGAATGGCATTTAAAATGATGCATCCAACAATATCCTAGCCTACCATCGTCATCAGATACAGGACCTGGCATACAATCATCCATTCTTGGTGATATATCAAATGCAACGCAGTTACCACATTTAGATTGCATAGCGGCTTCAACACTAGTGTCCCAATGGTCAGCTATCTTTTCCCAGAAATCAGCTGGCTCATCAACATTTAATGGCCCATATTGAATATGAGGTTCATTTATTGCTGCGTCTCTATTTTTGGTGTTTAATTCCAAATCTTGAGTCGCTTCTGGACATTCCATTTCTGGTTCGCCCAAAAGCTGTTTATTTTTACGCTCAATTAAATGCTGTTTTTGTTTTGTTATTCTACTCATAGTTAATTATTTATTACCACCATGTACCACCACCTGCTAAACCTAATGATTTAGCGTATCTTGGCAAACGGCAAGCCCAATACCCTGGGCTAGTTCTGTCTGTCTTTGAAGGACAGTTATGTCTATCTGAAAATGCTTTTCTAGCTTTAGGGTCTCTTAACTTAACAGCCAAGTTACCACCACCAGACTTAGCACCAAATGATACTTTTTTAATGTTACCAGATTGAGGGTCTCTTACATAAACATAGAATTTCTTTGAACCGCCTCTTTTAGGTTTACCTAATTGAACTTTTTTACCCTTATACTCAGCTTCATTAATAAGTTCGTAAGTTTTACCTATAGCAGCTGGACCAGTTTTTGATGTATCACCTACTTTAACATATGAAGGTGTTTTATCAGATGTTTTTGTAACTTTCATACTGATTGTTTTTGGTGTAACATCAATTACTTCTAAAGTAGAATCAGAGTTTTTATGATATAATTTGTCACCAACTTTTACATTTTCAGCTTCATTTATTTCTTCTGTTTCAGCTTCTTCATAGATAAAGTTCATCTTAACCTTTTTACCTTCAAGCATGATATATTGATTATCAAATTCATTAACAATAAATGCATCATTTTCATTAAGTTTAATAAGCCCTTTTGAATATAAAGACTTAACTTCTTTAATCAAATTAAAATATTTTTCTGAACCGACTCTATATATTGTTTCGTTCAAAGGAATTTCATTTTCAATATGGTATTTTAAATCATCAGAAACCATCATTTCTTTATGCAATTCCATTGGAGCTGACCATTCATCTTCCATTTCATATTGGTCATCAGAATCTACATGGTAATCATTTAATCTACCTTCGATGAAATGATAAACTTCTTCAACATCATCAGCAGATGTGGCTATATGGTCCAAAGCCCATCCATGACCATCTGACAATAAAGCGTCAACTTCATCGTAATTCATTTTTAATAATTCACCAGCAGCGTGATGAATGGTTTTAAGATTTTGCCAAAACATGTAGTTATTTGACTCTTTTTGTATAGGATTGTGTGTATTTTGATATTCGGCCTCTTTACTACCTTCTGGTGCAAATATGCTTAATTTTTTAGGATTGTCAATAAACATGTTCTCTTCGATTTCTTCTTCACCGCCAAAATCTAAATCACTAGATGGTTCTTCAGCTGGTGCTTCCTCTGACGGAGCCTCAGTGTCTGCTGGTGCTTCTTCGTCACCAACACCTGATTTTTTAACTTTGCTTATGATATCTTTTTGGTCTTCAGCGTCCATTTCACCTGTGTGAGTGGCTGACAATAATGAATTAATCGCAAATTTCTCTAATTCGAAATCTGGTTGACCTTGCTCTTCGTTATATTTTCTAAGGGATTGTCCTAACTTACCAGTTAGTTGTTGGATAAATTTCTTTGGGTCCGTTTCTTCATCGGCCTCAACACCAGCATCAAATGGCTCGTCATCAAATGGTTTATCATCTGTTGCTGGGGCTTCTAATGATGCGTCAGCAGGCGCTATGTCATCAACTGGCGCTGCTGGTTCTTCAGCAGTTGGCTCAGCCATAGGTTCTTCAATTGGAGTCTCAACAGCTGGCTCGCTAGGAGCTGCTATTTTTAACTTATATTTTGTTTCTTCGTCTAAATTAATTTTTAGACTTTTTTTTTTACTTCACCTTCAGCAATACTGTCAATTATTGAATCAAAATCTTTTAAAGCACTAAGAATTGAAAGCTTAGATTCTTTCACATCACCTTTTTTAGCACCAGCTATTTTATCAGCGTAAGTAATTTTGTTTTTAGGTTCAGCCAAAGCAGCAAATTTCTTTTCTTTTGCCGTCATTTCTTCACCTTCTTCCATACCTTTTTTACCAGCTCTTAATTTTTTAAAATCAGCAGCTGTTAGTTCACCTTTTGGTTCAGCTACGTCAAGTTTTTTCTGACTGCCTTTAAGTTCTTCTTTAGCAATCATTTCATCAATGGCCATTTCAGCCTCGGTCATTTCAACTTCCTCCATATACATTTCATCCATTGGTTTGTTACCTTCTAAGTTTCCTTCACCAGTAAATCCATTACCTTTCATTTCAGAAAACCCAGCAGCCATAGCCATTTCTGACAATAAATTATCATTCAAAAATACATTAATTTCACCATCATAGTTGTATGCTTCAGCTAGACTTCTGAATTTAAGATTCAAATGTTTTATAGCTTTTGCATATGATGGATAAGCTTCTTGTTTTTTGTTTTGCAAACCACCAATATACTTAAAGTCTTCTGCTACCAAATTTTTGGTTTTACTAGCTTTTTTAATGTACCATTCATGGTTTTCTCTTATGATAGCATAAGCATTACCATCAGGTCCTATCTTGGTTAATTCAACAACAATGTTAGATTTGTTTTCATTAATTGATTGAATTCCCATCAATTGTTTCATTCTTTCGTTGATTTCATTACCTTTAAGACCAACTGGGCTAATTATAGCTTTTTTCATAGGAAATATGTTTTCATTAATTTTATTTATTTGTTCTAAACTATCAGTATCAACTTCATCAAATTCTAAATTAGTTCTTGGGTTACCAAAATAAGTTGCATTAATTGAATAAACATTACCATCTGGTGAATTAATTGACTCAAAAGAATATACCCATGGTTCATCATATGCCAACGGTTCTTCAATCAAATCACTTCTTTTAAATTCAACTGATACTCTTTCGCCTTCTACAATAGCATCAATGGTAAAACTTGTTTCAGTTATATTTTTAACTTTTAATATTTTAAAGTTGTTTAACATTTTTTATTGTTTTTATATAAATATATTACTAAAGATTAAAATTACCTAACATCTGTACTTCCTTGGTAAACATCATTATTATCACCTAGTAAGAAACAACCAGTACCACCACTTATACTTCTAATTAAAATAGACACTGTCGAACCAGCGTCAACATTAATACTGGTACCGTTTATTATAGCTGAACAACCAGCTGACCCTCCATACACTTCACTATACGTGTGAGCTGAAAATATAGGACTTTGAGCAGGTACTATTATTGAATATATATGATTAAACTTTGGCATCTTTAAAATATTTTCTTATAAATATCAGTAAAAACAAAAAAAGCACCTATCTTGGTGCTTTTATTATTATCTTAATGAACTTATTTTATGAATATTATTTTTATATTTTCAACCCCATCAAATTCGACATATAACTTATTTCATTAGTTTTTTTAATACTTATGTAGGTATTGTCATACCAACCAAAAATTTCATCTTCAAATTCTTTTTCAACTTTAAATCTTGATAAAAAAATTGGCATCTCCTCAAAATAGGAATCATTAGGGAGCCTAATTAATACTTTTTCCATAATTTATAATACCCATAAAACATCGGAAATGAAATCTTCATCGCCATAAACTATATTATTAGTTCTATTTTCGTTTTTTTGACCTGTTAATTTGTCATTAAAAACATAGTCATAAATTAATTCGATAATTTCTTCTTCTGATTTGCCCAGTGCCTCATCTCTGATGTTATTAGCTACTATTTGTGAATATCTAAGACTTTCGGCTTGTTCTAATAAAGCTATTCTAACTTTTAACCCTAAGTTTATATTTTTCATAATATTATTTTATACTTTATTTTATTGTTCTTTAAGATAAATATATACGAATTTATAAAAGTTAGTTAGATAATGGCATTTTTATAGCATGGTGGTATTGGTAAATTTCTAAAATAATATCATCCAGTGTATATTCTGAAATATCACTTACAATTTTATCAGATAATTTAACTGTCGGTAACTCGAATGGTTCTCTACCTAATTGTATTTTTATTGGTTCTATGTGATTACTATATAAATGAACATCTCCTCCAGTATAGATAAGTTCATCTGGAACCATATTTACTTGTTTAGCAATCATTAATAATAATAGTCCGTAAGAAGCTAAATTAAACCCTAACCCCAACCCCACATCAGTTGACCTCATATTAAACATTAAAGAGATTGCTCTGGTTGGAACATTATTTTCATTCATTTCCTGTTCAATATGGTCATGATGCATATGTGAACCTATTTTATCTCCATACCAAATAAATCTTTCACTTTCACTCAACTCTCTTGTATAAACTTGAAATCCATAATGGCAAGGTGGTAAAACGCAATCATCAACTTCTGATGGGTTCCATGCTGTGACAATCATTCTTCTATCATCAGGATTGGTTTTTAACTTGTTAATTAGGTTTGCAATTTGGTCTATACCAATAAAGTACTCGTTATCAATTGAATCGTGCCTTCTTTCGCCCCAACTTCTCCATTGATGCCCATATACCTTTCCGAGTTCACCCCACTTCTTAGCAAACTCATCATCTGTTTTTATTTTGTGGATGAATTCTTCTTTTTTAAGAAGACCACCAGGTCCAAACGGACCTTCTACTGTAGCCCATTTGCGAAGTTCTTTGGTACTTTCATGGAACTTTTTTCCTTCCACTTTCAAATAGTTCTTATACGCATCACCATCCCAAATATGACAACCATTATCAACAAGGAATTTAATATTAGTATCACCACGTAGAAACCAAAGTAACTCAGTTACCATTGTTTTAAACGCCATTTTTTTGGTGGTAAGAAGTGGAAAGCCATCTTTCATAGAATGTCTTATCTGTCTACCGAATACAGATATGGTCTCACCATTTCTTGTTTGTTTTTTGGTTCCATTATCAAGAATGTCTTGACAGAGTGCTAAATATTGTTTATCTAGGTTGTTCATTTTTGACATTTTTCAATTTATTATTTTCTTTTTGTTCGTATAATAATTTTAGTATTGGACTCAAAGCTTCTCCAAGACCGATGTGAATTTCTTTTATCTTAGCTGGTATATCGGGGTCAGACAACAAAGATTCTTTTGTTTCTTCATAATGTTTAAGATGAGCTTCACCTTCTTGTATTAGTTTATCTATGTTATCCATTATTATTTCTTTGTGTTTGTATTAATCATATCAGGTAAATCTTTACCATTACCTAATGCTAATAATTTAAAATATTTTTCATCGCCTACAATACCATCAACAGACCATTCGGTTTTAATACCATTTTCATAAATTGGAATTGAATAAGTTGGTGATATAGGTTTGATAAACTCTTCACCTTTTAAATCGTATTTTTTGTCAATCATTTGTAATTATTTTTTCTAATGTAATCGGTTTTTCAGATACAATTATATTTTTTCTAATCCCATCAAATACTGCAATATCATCATAAGGACTAATGATATAAACCATTTCCGTTTTATCATCATTTAATTCTACCGTTAAAGTCATCTCAGGATGATAACTATCGTAGTATATCTTTACATCATCAACTTCTCCTAGATACAGAATTCCTCGCCAACCGTTACGTTCATACATTTTATCGTAGTAATCATGTCCGTGTTGAAATAAATCTCTATCCTCATAACCTGAGTAGAAAGCATCTGCTATCTGTTCTTTCTCTTTTTCAAGGAATATTTTTTTAACTCCAATTGGTACAGTTATATCAATTGATTCTAGATTATCAAATAATTCTTGCATTGCTGTTTTTCTATTTTCCATCTGTTCCTATTAATATTATTAATTCTCTTCTTATCTTTTCCCAATATTGTTTGGTAAATTCTAACCCATACTCATTCATTATACTCATAGATAGTATTTCCTCAACTGCTATATAAGCACACTGCTTAGCATGAGCCAATGCTTGGTGAGGTACATAATCCTCACCTTCTTTGTATCTTCTTGAGAAATACATTTTATCAACTAACTCTTGTGCTTTTGCTTTGAATGACAGTTTATTTGTAGTTCCTGTATTGATTTTATCAGCATTTGGATTGCTGAAGTCTACTTGTTGTATGTGTATATTTTTCAGTGGATTATTTTCTGAAGGTCCAAATTTAGTTGCTTCATTATATCCAGCTTCGTTTACTTTATTGTGATTCATTTATCAATCCTTTTAATCGTTTAATTTCTGTAATTACATCATCACCCAATTCAATCTTAGACATCATTGTTAAGTCCATGATTTGCTGTTCATACAGGTCAATTAGTTCCTGTTGTAGTTTTATTTTTGTTTCGTTATTCATAATTTTCTATTTTTGTATCTTTGTATGTTATTGTTATTAGTTTGGTTGGTGTTGGTGTATAATATTGGTTATCAAAGTTTGGAATATTGTTTGAGTGAAAGTATCTTTCCATACCTGTTTCATAATTATTATTAAACCATAGATGGTACCTCTCTTCCAAACTCAATTCTCTTTCTTCAATCTTTAACCCCCACTTTTCAGAGAACTCTCGATTGGTTTTAATTTCATGAATAAAAAGTTCTTTTATTGGAACATCTTCATATCCAATATACTTGTCGGTGTATTTTTTATAGACCTCATCAATAACGTTATTCATATTTAAAAATTAAGGTTTTACTTTAATTTTTGATAATCACTTATTTTAGTCTGTAATATACTAACTAAATCATCATTGACATTTCCAGAACTAATATAACTACTTAAAACATTTATAATTGATTCCATCATTAACTTGGTTGTATCCTCAATACTTACTGTTTTTTCAGCTGTTTTTAATTCATCAACTTCTTTTATAATCATAGATAAAGCAGCGTCAGACAATTTATCAAGTTTTTCAAAAGCAGTGTATTTATTTTTTATATGGGTGCTAAAAGCAGTTCCATTACTGTCAGACGTTTCTAACCTCATATAATCAGTCGCCTCAACATTTGGGTACTTATATTGCCCACCATTGTTAAAAACAACTGTTAAATCTTTAGTAGCAGTATCATAAACTGAACCACAAATGGTTGATGATGAATACATTGCTTTAATTTTTCCGTTTTTTTCTTGTCTTTTAAGAATCATTTTGTTTTATTTTATTTTATTTGTTATTGTGCATGTGTTTTGTAAGCCTCAACATCTTTTAGTGGAAATATTTTACCAGTGCTAGTTAATGTTCCGTTTATTTCATCACGTTCATCTATTATTACGATAATGTAATCACCAGTAATCATCAAACCACAATCATTAAATGTTAATTTTACATTTGACATGGAATTTTTTTGGTCAGACTTTATAAGGAGTTCGACCTTTCCAAATTTTGGAGCTGTCATTGTTTACATTTTGAGCAAAAATACTAATATTTATTAATAGAGTCAAGTGTTGTAAAAATAAAAATAATTTAGTACCTTTGCTAAAAGCCTAAGAAGATGAACAGAGAAGTATACCCAAAAGTTAAAATTATAATTAACGAGTCTATTAAAGAGGCGAAATCGTTTAATGATTCAAAAGTTAGGCCAGAGTATTTGGTTCTTTCTATCTTGATGGATAATGATAATGAATGTGTTAAGGTACTTAAAGCGTTAAAAGTCAATACTTCAGAACTATATGATAGATTGTCAGACCATCTCAAAAGAAGTGATATAACCCCAAGAGTTGTTGTTTACCATAAAAAAACTGTTCCGTTTTCAGATGAAACAAAAGCTTTAATAAAGTCTTTGGACGAAGAATGTGAAAAATTAAATGACAATATGATTGATACAATACACATCATGTTGGCCATTTTAGCTAAAAAGAACAATATAAGTGAAATGTTAAACGAATTTTATGATGTTACATACGATAATTTTAAAAATGTTATAAAAAATATGAAAGATGAAACCAACAGTGTATACGAAAACGAAAATATTAATGATGAAAGTGAATCATTTAAAAAGAAATCAAAGCAAAGTGACAACAAAAGTAAAACACCAGTTTTAGATAACTTCTGTAGAGATGTATCTAAAGCTGTTGAAAAAGGCGAAATAGACCCAGTAACTGGCCGTTCTGTTCAAATTAAAAGAGTTTCACAAATATTATCCAGAAGGAAAAAAAACAACCCTGTTTTGATTGGTGAACCTGGAGTGGGTAAGTGTATTTGTTCTGATACTAATATAGTTATTAGAAACGATATAACTGGTGAAGTTATTAAAATTAGTTTAAATGAATTTTTAAATAACAAATAACAATAATAACAATAATAACAATGGAAACATTAAAAAAATTTACAAAAACGTGGAATATTAATAATTTTAGTATTCTTACTGATACTGGTTTTAAAAAAATTGATAAATTACATGAAACAATTCTTTATGAAGTATACCATTTAAAATTAGCTGATGGAAAAGAACTTAAATGTGCTGATAATCATATTGTATTTGTTACTGAATATGATGAAACTACTTTTGAAGCAGTTGGTTTAACTGAAATATTTGTTAAAGACCTAAAAATAGGTTCGTTCGTTATGGTATCTGATAATAATGGCAATTTAGTAGAATCTGAGGTTTTAGAAGTAAACAATTTGGGTTATAAAGAAATTATGTATGATTTTCAATTAAATGAAAATTCCAACAGACGTTATTTCACAAATGGAATTTTATCACACAACACATCAATTGTTGAAGGTCTGGCCCAACTTATTAAAGATGGTGACGCACCTAGAACACTAATAAACAAAAGAATATTCACGTTAGATTTAGCATCAATTGTTGCTGGTACAAAATATCGTGGCCAATTTGAGGAAAGAATGAAAGCTGTTTTGGAAGAGTGCAAAGCAAACCCAGACATAGTTCTTTTTATTGATGAACTACATACGATTGTTGGAGCTGGAAACGCTTCTGGCTCATTAGATGCTTCAAATATATTTAAACCAGCCTTGGCTCGTGGAGAAATACAAATCATTGGTGCCACAACATTGGATGAATATCGTGAGAATATTGAAAAAGATGGAGCACTTACAAGACGTTTTCAACAAGTATTGGTAGAAGAGCCAACATTAGAAGAAACCAAAACAATTCTAATGAATATCAAAGAAAAGTATGAAAAACACCATAAAGTAACTTATACTGAAGAAGCAATTGACGAATGTGTTAAATTATCAGCTAGATATATCATGGATAGGTCGATGCCAGATAAAGCAATTGATGTTTTGGATGAAGCTGGTGCAACAACAAATGTTGTGTTGGAAAAACCAGAAAAAATTAAAGAATTAGAAATCAAGAAAAGCCAAATCTTAGAAAAGAAAAAAGAGGTGGTTTTAAAACAAAAGTACGAAGAAGCTGCCAAACTTAGAGATGAAGAAAGAAAAATTCTAGAGCAACTTCAATCGGCTATGGATGATTGGAATGCAACTCTAGAGAAAAAAACAACTGTGGTTGGTGTAGAACTAATCTCTGAAGTGGTTTCAATGATGACTGGTATACCTTTGACAAAAATATCAACACAGGAAAGCAAAAGACTAATGAACTTGGATAAAGAACTTACTGGTAAAGTTATAGGACAAGATGCTGCCGTTACTAAAGTCGTAAAAGCTATAAAGCGTAATCGTATCGGTATCAAAAATAAAAATAAACCAGTTGGTTCTTTCATGTTCCTTGGTTCAAGCGGGGTAGGTAAAACTTTATTAGCTAAATTATTGGCTGAACATGTTTATGGTGATGTTGATGCGCTTGTAAGAATGGATATGTCTGAATATATGGAAAAACACTCAGTATCCAGAATGGTTGGTGCGCCTCCAGGTTACGTTGGCTACGAACAAGGTGGTCAACTAACTGAAAAAGTAAGAAGAAAACCACACTGCGTAATCTTATTTGATGAAATAGAAAAAGCACATGAAGACGTTTTCAACCTGTTACTTCAATTATTAGATGAAGGTCAACTAACTGATGGTTTAGGTCGTAAAGTAAACTTTAAAAACGCTCTTATTATCATGACATCAAATATTGGTGTTAAAGAAGTTAATTCTTTTGGAAAGAGCTTAGGGTTTGAAACGGCTGCGACTATTGTTAATGAAGAAAACAAAGCACGTGAGATAATTGAAAAGGCTTTAAAAAAGAAGTTCAGACCAGAATTCTTAAATCGTATTGATGAGGCTATAATATTCAGAGGACTAACAGAAGAAGATATACATAAAATCATATATCTTGAAGTTGAAAGCTTAGAAAAACGTTTGAATGAAATGAACTTCAAATTAAAAATAAGCAAAGAAGCGGTTGAATACTTGGCTAAACAAGGATATGATGAAGCTTATGGTGCTAGACCATTAGCCAGAGCCATTCAACATTATGTGGAAGATGCTGTTGCTGATGAAATTTTAAATGGAAACATAAAAGAAGGTGAAACAATTAGTATAGATTTTATTAAAGAAAAAGAAGCCATAATAATAAAGGGTAGTAAATCTAAATCTAAATAAATAATAAAGGCCCCTTTTTGGGGCCTTTTTGATATTTATAATTATGATTGAAGATGAAATTAAAAAACTTTACAGTGATTATCTAGACGGATTGGATATTTATGAAAATAGAACCAGTTTAAAAATTAGTAGAATAGTTTTAAAACCAGAAGCTAGACAAGGTGGTGTGGGTACTAAAATTATGCAAGCAATAGTTAATTATGCTGACAGAAATAAACAAATAGTGACACTAACACCTTCTTCTGATTTTGGTGGAAATAAAAACAGACTTATTCAATTTTATAAACGTTTCGGTTTTAAACATAATAAAGGCATATACAAAAACTTTGAATTCATGGATTCAATGATAAGATACCCTAAATTAAATGAAAACATGAAACCAATTATAAAAAAACTTCTTAGAGAAGCTCTTATGACAAAAGAAGAGTCAGCTATTAGAATAGTAGCTGACTTTACAAACTTTGCTAATGAGTTTTTAGGGATAAATGATGGTGTACAAGTTAAACTAGCTTTTGAGAGAACTCCAGATTTAAAAACAACTGCGTATTACAATTCAACTGGTTTTCTTGTAGTTTATGTCAAAGACAGAGCAATAATCGATGTGTGTCGTTCTATAGCACATGAATTGGTACATCATAAACAGAATTTAGATGGAAAACTTAAAGACGCTGTTATAGATGGTGAAGATGGGAGCCCAATTGAAAACGAAGCAAATGCTGTTGCTGGTATCATAATTAGAAAATATGGTAGACTACACCCAGAGATTTATGTATAGTACAAAACAAATTTTAAGAGAAGAATTATACTTACATAATAAAAAAAAATTATTGTCAGAACATTCTTTATTGCTTATAGAAGATGATTATTATGTTACTACTATTTTAGGTGTTGATAAATCTTTATTTGAAAATAATTTATTTTCTTATAAACAAACAGTTATCGAACAACAAATTATAGTTGAAAATATGATTGATTCTATCAATAGTTATTTAGGTAGTGTTGTTCAAAAAGGTAAAGAAAAATCTTTACAACTTATTAAAACAATTAAAGACACAAAAGAATTGGCTATATTATTTAAAAATATTTTATTAGACCCAAAATTAATGGAAGAAGCTATTGAAAATGTTAAAAAAAATCTTAATGAAACAATAGTTGAGATTAAAAAATTAATTAATAATATTTTAACTAAATTAGGTTTTAAAATTAAAGGGTTTACTGACAAATTAACAATTTTTTTAGATAAAATATTAGAATATGGTAATAAATTTTTAAATTCAAAAGGTTGGGTTGGTTTTGTAACAATGCTTGGATTAACAGTAATGTTAATATGGTGTAAAAAAAATTGGTTGGATAAGTTATTAAATTTAGCAATAGAGCAATTAGAAAATCAAATTACAAACATTACTAGTATTGTTAATATTTTTAATAGTTTAAAAGAATTAATATCTGATGCGGCATCTAACTTAGGGGTTGATGAAATTTTAAACTGGTTTATTGGTTTTGGTAAAAAAGAACCATTAATAGGTATTGTTTTTAGTGCGATAGAAATAGTTAATATTATATCAGAAATTCTAATACCAACTGTAAAAACAATAACAACCAGATTTAATTTAAGTAAATCATAATTAAAATTTTAATAAAATGCCTTATAAAGTTAAAGGAAATTGCGTGTACAAAAAAGATACTGGAGCCAAAGTTGGTTGTACCAAAGGTTCGGTAGATAAATATTTAGCTGCTCTTTACGCAAATGCTAATGAATCTGTGGAAAAAAATAATTCAATCAAAGGTGGTAAAGCTGATAAGTTGTCTATTAAAGACATAGCAAAAAAATTTAACGTATCAGTTGAAAAAATTGAATCTCAAATTAAAAAAGGTATTGAGATTGAAAAAGAACATACCAATGACAAAGAGAAAGCGACTGAAATAGCAATGGACCACGTTACTGAATTTCCAGATTACTATGATAGAATAGAAAAAATGGAAAAAGAAGCTAAGAAAAAATGGGAGAATGGAAAAGAAAAAACTAATGAAAATATAAAAAAATCAATAGCTGCTGCTGCTTTAGGGTTAGGTTTAATGGGAAGTCCTAACGTAAGCAAGGGTATGAATTTAACACCAACAACACAAACACAAACACAAACCCAAAAAGTATTATCTAAAGTAAATTTTGAAGCTTCACAACCAATATCAAATCCAGATTTAGATTTAGTTCATGGTGCTTTAGGTTCAAATAGATTACAAGATGATTTTGAAAAAAGAATAGAAGATGAATTAACCAATCAAATTCAAAACGGTAATACACCTGATGTCTCTAATATAGAAGTAAAAACATACATACAAGGTGATAAAATAATAACCAAAGCATCTTGTGATATTATACAATCACAAGATGGAATTGCATATAATCATTTTACAACCAGAGGTTCAATAGGTTCAAGATATGCTGAAAGACACGATAACCAAATAACTGGTTTGATTGATAGATTAGAAAATTATTATGGTGGTGGTGCTAAACAAGTTGGTAAACCAATTGATATTTCGTTTAATTTAAATGGTAAAGTTATAACATATAGACAAAGCTTTTTTGTTGCTTCTGATAATAAAAACACGTCAAATATAACTAATCAAACAACACAAAAAATAAGTGGTACTGATATCAATGATTTAAGAAATAAATTAAATTCAGAAACCAAAAATGTTTATATTGATATTAACTCTATTAATGTTGATATGAATAACTACAGAATATCGTATAAAACTGGTAATGTTAAAATATATAAAATTTCTTTATTGTTTGACGATTCTGGTAATTTAGATAATAGGTTAAGCAATATAAAATCACAAAACCCAACATTTAAAGAAATTAAAAGAGGTAAAATAGGTAATTTAGATTGGGTTGTTAGTATCATACCTTATGAAGAAATTAATGAAACTAAAGTTCTCATTAAAAAATTGTTAAATGAAAAATTAAACAGTTTTTAAACTTTAACCTCACCTATAAACTCAAAACTACCACATAAACGTTTATTATCGGCATAGTGATTAAATATGATGAAAACATTATTGAGCGTTTAAATCATATTCTCACATAACCAATATACTCGTGTGAAAAACATATTCTTTTATTATCCGTGTAGTGGTTTTTAAATATGTTTAAATGATTAATATCAGTGCGTAAAACTCGGTTCTTGCTGGTTGGTCTCCATAATTTAGACCTTGAACGGTATAACCCCATTCTTGGATGGGCAGTTCTAGAAAAATATCTATGGCCTTGGTCTACATGTATCTGACCAATAGCGTCAGAAAATCTAACACCAATACCCATTCCTTGATAGTCAGGCAAGACAACTGTTCTGTGTCCTCGCCAACCATTTTTTATATTTCCATTAGGTAATGTAAGCGTAGCTCCAAAAGCAACCACTTGGTCTTCCCAAACACCAATATAGCATCTGGATGCTTTATTTATATTCCCATCTAAATAGTGATGGTCTTTAAACATTCGCCAAGTATCATAGTTTGTGCGATATATTTTGATAATGATTGGTTTTCGGACAAAAAAAAACCGTTAAGCAATTCACCAGTGTCTGTGTTAAGCACCCAATCTGGTTCTATCCAATTTAAAATATCGTAATGGCATGTTGATAAAACAACGTTCTCAATGTCATTCGTCTTTATATAACGAGATAATGCTACACTGGCCGCTTTAGCCACGTTTCTATCAACAACACTAGTATATTCATCAATAACAGCGTTTGATTTAATTTTACGAGCTAAATCAGCCCTGAATTTTTCACCGTTTGATAAAACAGAATATGGTTTATACCATGAAGGTATAGAATTAAAACCTACTGAACTAAGTCTGTTGATTCCATCATCTGGAGAATCAAAATGTGATATAACAGCCTTATTTAAGCCCCAAATGGGTTTTTCTTCGATACCAAAATGTTTTAACATCGTAGTTTTACCACTACCACTACTACCAACAATAACACCTATTTTAAACTTTTCGGGTATTTTAGTTGGAAATTTCCATGGATAAAATTTAGAAGTACCGTCAAATAAACAATCAAACGATTTTTCACTTGCAGAAATAAATTCATCCTTCTCAACACTAGATGTCAAAGGAATCGATTCTCTTTCTAATTTTTCTATTAATTTTTCCATATGTCACAAAAATAGAATAAATTTGCGACAAGTAAATACAAAAAAATAGCTAGACATTCTGAAAAGATGCCTAGCCATTAATATTTTTGGCAGTATAATTACTTCTTTTTGCTTTCAGTTAAAGACTTAACAGCGGACTCTAACTTAGCGATTTTGCTTTCTAATACAGTCGTTTTATCTATCTGTTTTTTAGCTTGTTCGCTAATCCACTCTTGTTTTTTAACTGTAACGGCTTCATTAACGATATTGTCAATTAAATCAACTAATTCACTTTCTTTGATTCTTACTGTTTTTTTTGTTACTTTTGACATTTGCTTAAGGTTTTATAAAATCTTATTCTTACTAATAAATATGTTAACTTTGGTAAAAAGATACCAATAACTTAAAAATCTTTTAAGCTTGGCTAACCTCTACTATAGTAAATATTTAAACCAATTGATTTAGACTAAGTTTTTTTACCTCGGTAAAATATTCTTGAGCTTCAATAAGTGAATTAGCCATTGTGTAAGATATTGTCTCACCAATACTATTTTTAAGAGCGTACCTGTTCATTTTTAAATTTTTTACAAACATACTACTTTTTTTTAATAAATTACAAGTTAACATTTATTGTCGGCTGCATTTGAAGCTGCATACGCATCTGGTTTAACTTTAAAGTTATAACCCATACCTAATATATAACCAACGGCTTGTTGTAAAGCTTTATTAGACTCATAACTTGGGTTTGGATTTATATCAGCGTGAACCTCTAATGGAATTTCATATAAGTCCAATAAAGGAGCTATCGCATAAGCAACCTCAATTGATTTGCTAACTTCAAATACCATTCTTTCATTTACCAATTCTTTGTTCTTAGCTTTAAAATCATTGTAATAAGTTGAAGAAATCACCATACCACCACGACCAACAGTAACTCCACCGCCTAAATCTTCAAACATTCTTATAAGTATAACTGTTGCAAACTTATAAGCTCCTTTGCTAGCCTTTTGAGAGTCAGTCCCAATCGATACTTTTAAAGTGTAACCTTTCTCAAGCTCTTTGTCAAAAAGCTCGCTTAAGTAATCCACAATAGGTATTTTTATTACCTCATCATTTCTTTTCCATTTCATTTTTTTTTGTTTTTAAAATTCGTTATTAAATAAAAAACCCCAGAAATTTTCTGGGGCTTAATTTAGTTTATTAAAGTTTGCGGTAACAAACTTTTTAATTTACTGTAATTTTCAGCCCCTATGTCTTGCTCTCTTACGCCTAGTCTGTGTAACGAACCACCATTGCTTTTGTCTAAATAAGAAATTTCAGACGGTATTTCAGTAATTCGATTTCCAGTCAGGTTTAAAAAAACAAGGTTTTTAAGTTTCCCAATCTCACTAGGTAATTTTTTTATCTTGTTATCCGTCAATACCAACATCTCAAGATTTGTTAAATCACCCACAGATGGATGCAAATCAACCAAGCCAGCGCCAGTTATAATAAGCTGGTCTAACGTTTTAAATTTGCTCATATCAGGTAGTTTTGGTACTTCTCTTTTCATGATTTTTATTGTTGGTACGTTCTCGTCATACATTTCAAATAAACTTTCAGCAAACCCAAACTTTATTAGAAAATCTAAATATTTGTTTGTATCTAACCCTTTTTTGTATTCTTTTGCCATTCCCATTAATTCTTCGTAAAAGAAATTGCTCAAGCCTTCACTTTCCACTAAAACATTTTCATAAATTCCAACGTTCTGAGCGTTTCTTCTGTCCTTCAATTGACCCGTTTCAAAGTGTATTTGAAACAATTCATCCGATTCTTTTGAGAAGAATTTATTGTTTATTATGATATAAATATCTGAGTTTTTGCCGTTAGGTTTTTTATAGTTTTGAGTGTAGTTTTTAAACATTCCATTACCTTCTTTTGCAGTACACCAGTTAGCAAATTTATCAAATATAACATTTGCCGCAGTTGTCTTTGGAATAAACAATGTAAATTTCCTATCTTTTACTGGTATTTCAGCTTGGCCAGATTCAACAAATTTATTTATTGTTCTTTCTACAGCACTAGGTTCCCTTTCAATAAATGGGTCTACAGCATCAAACAATTGAGCCAATGACTTATACTGATTGATATTAGTAGGGTCGTTTATGTGTTTAAGACTATAGCTAACAGAACACAACTCTTTAAACTTCTTTTTACGCTTGTTGTCTTCAAACATAACTAGATAAGTGTTAGCTTGAGGTAAATCTTCAGTAACAAATCTAGAAGCTTGTGCAATATCCTTCTCACTACCAGCCTTTATGTATCTGGCGAAAGTGTTTAACATCCACTGCAAATACATCTTGTTTTCTGTTGGGTCAGCCATAACCATATCCGCAAAAACATTTGAAATAACACTAATCTTTTTTAGCTTTCTACCCTTTTCATTAAATTTCGTAGAATCAATAGCAATAAGTTCTCCAGTATTTGTTAAAATTGGAACCCCTTGAAACCCTAAATCTAAAAGATTTTTTAACATTAAATTAGTGGTTTCAGAACCAATGTTTTCAAAAACATCAAACTGTTCAGCCAAAAAAGTTAACCTATCTGTTACTGTTGCTTCTTTCATAACATATTTTAAACAATGATACTAAAATAATTTAAACAAGACAAGACTATGGAAGAAATCTTTTCATCAAATCTTCATCCAAATATTCCTCAATCCTACGCTTCAAAAACCAAGTCAAACTGTCAAAATTATCAGAATCTCTTTCTAAAACATCAAGAAAAACAACATTAGGATTCTCACCATCTGTTAATCTGTACTTTATCTCTTTTATGGTATCAGTTTGGTCATAATTCATAAGCTGTTGAAATATAACACTATAAATTTCCCACCTAGCTTCCTCCTCGTCACTCAATGTTTTTATGATATTAACCACATGCTGTTGGTACGCTTTATCTAGTGTAGACTTTTTACCTTTTATGGGTGATAATAACAAATTAAAATCCCTCATAAGCGTATTTTAAAATAGAATTGTTATTTAACTATAAATATCTTCAAAGTCCCAATTAACCAAACTTTTGAATAACATCTTCTATTTTTGTCTGAGTATCAACCGAATAATTTATGCTATCTAAATCACTAGCACAAAATCTGCTTATATTTGTCTGAAATTCATGCCATTTAGGTGTAAAATCACTAATCATAACTACGTGTGTACCAACTGCCCATGCCAACCAACTTAACCCAGAACTAACCCCCAAATGTGCCTTTGCGTGATAAATGTCTAATACCCTATTTTCCAAAGGTACATCACCAGTCGCATCAATAACATTTTTTAAGTTTGTTGGTTCTTTTGAAATAACCAAAACTTTAATACCTGTAGAAGTTAAATAATCAACCACCTTTTGCCAACCATCTTCTGCTTTCCATTTTTTGATATCTGAACTACCATATTCAGATAAAGTAACATAATCCCCATCTATCTTTGGATGTAAATGTTTACATAATATACTCAAATCTGGTCTTATTTCATGCCTATCCAACCCCAATATATCAGTAGCGACTATTTGTAACGGAACTTTGCTAAATTTAACTGGAGAATAATATGGGTTATCATCATCGCTGGCACCAATGTAATACTGCACATAAACATTATCAATTTGTGTATTTGGTTTTGCAAATATTATTTCTGGATATGAATCAATAAACAAATTATTATAAAAAGTGGAACAAATAACAGTACATTCATGTTTTTTCCTAAATTCTTCAACATATGGCATCCAAGCAATATTATCACCTAAAGCATACGAATCCATTTTAATAAAAACCTTTTTACCTTTTGGATTAAAATACTCATGAAATGCTGGAACACCATTCTCATCTTCGATTATGATTATCCACTCAGTAAACCATTGTTTTGTTTTTCCGATTATTGTTTGATTTGTTTCACAAAAACCAGAAGTTACCAACCCACGATTAAGTTCATAAAAACATACTTTGTATTTTTTAAGTTCATCCCCAAAAATAGTAACTCTAGGTGCGTTTCCTTCTTTTGGTAAAGTAGTAACATAACTAACCTTAAAATGATTCACTCTAAAAATTTTTTATCTTGTAATATAACCTTTCTAACTCTGGTGTAAATGTTTTCAAGTCTTCCATGCTTTCAATAATTGAATCATTTGTACTATTTTCTTCAGTTAACTTGTATTGTATTTCTTTAACTTTTAACATATTCTTTATTGAATGTTTAAGCTCTAAAATAATTTGATTATATGTAGCCCAAACTTTTCTTTTTTTAATGGATTTGGTCATAAGGTTTTCAGTAAGTTTAATCTCGTATTCATGTTCTAAATCACTCTTAAACCCACCATATTGTTCATTAAGAACTTGCCTTATTTTAACTTTTAAATCCATAACTCTAATTCATAGTCACATTTTTTGTTAATTGATAACTATTTGTAATGTTCCCAAAAACCCAATCTTTAATAACTTGTTTTGTAAACTCTTCACCCATATTGTATTTATATTTCATATATTCATACAATGATTTGGGAGAAATAACCTCACCATCAGCCTTAACCTCAATCATTGGTGTTTCGTAATACTCACCACCCTCACGAACAAATTTTTGAACCGCTTCATAATTCATGTCTAACTCTTCTTTCATCCTCTTAACCATGCTTGAATGGGCGCTTTCATTCAAATTTTGTTTTAAACGATTAAACTGTCCCTCTGTTATTATAATTTTCTTTTTCATAATAATAAATATCTATTCACAATAAAAAAGGGCTCATATGAGCCCTTGATTATAATAAGATATTGTTTATCTTATCTTCAATCTCGTTCTTTGGTTTAAAACCGCTAAACCTCTCAACAATTTCACCGTTTTTGATAAAGATTACCGTTGGAATACCCCTAATACCATATTTAACAGCGGCCTCAGAATTCTCATCAACATTAACTTTAACAATGTTGATTTTTTCGTTGTCTTTGAATTTATTAGATATTTCATCAATTACTGGGCCTAACAACCTACATGGACCGCACCATGGTGCCCAAAAATCTAATACGGTTACTTCTTTTTCGTTTAAAACACTTTCTAATGTGTTGTCTGTTACTTCTAATGCCATTTACTTAATTTTTATTTTTTGTTATAGTTATAAATATACAAAACAATTTTGTAATAATCAATGTCTGATTCAGAAATTATTTGGAAATATTTAGATAGTGAATACCCTAATGAACATTTGGTTATTTATTTGTACGTTTGTGGCAACGTAAGAAGCAATAAAAGAGCCCTTACAACTGTCATAGACGCAATAAATATAATATTTTATCCAGCGATGAGTGATGCAATAATAAAAGCAACTGTTGAAGGATTCTTGGAAAACAAAAGAAAAAGGTATCAAAAAGGTGAAATAAAGGTGAAATCAATCTATTAAATAACCTCTCCACAGTTTGGAAAAAACTCTTGAACCAATCTGACAGGCTCTTCAAACTTCTCATATTTTTCTAGAAAAAAGTATGCTGAAATATATTCACCACATTCTTCGTCACTAAAAGAAAAAACATTCCCTAAGACATCAGAAATAATAGAAATGTGTTTAATCTCTTTTTTGGATAATACACCGTCTTTTAAAGAAGCCGACATTAACCTACAATAACTTGAATGCGACATGCAATTTGTTTCTTTGTAAAGCTTCAAAGTTACTTCACAAATTAACATATAAACATGATTGTCAAATTTTTTCATGTAATTAATCGAATATTTATGAATATGAGTACTAATATAGATAAAAAGCTAATTAAAAAATTTTTAGAATCAAATTATCCAGTGTCCAGAATAAAGCACAATATGAGATTTAGACGTGCGATGATTTTAGACGATGGTAGTGTTTTCATACTTGGCGAAAATAATTCCCAATCACTAAAATATAAACTACTAGAATCACTAAAAATTGTTTTTAACTACGAAGACACAGTACTTGTACCAATATTGGATGAATTCTTGCCGTTTAAACCCTAATTACCACGACTCAATTTTCTTCAAAGTAAGTTGTGTCCAATAACGGCAATTATACCCATCAATACTACCCTCCACCTCCTGTATCTGAAGAGCAACCAAACTGTCTTCCTCACTTATTGTTTGACCACTAAAAGGTCTAGCAGAACCACCCATCAATGATTGACCATATACTGGGTCTTCAATTATAGTGTGATAAAAACCAACATGATAAACAGCATACTGCTTGGTTGAATCTCCATTTAGAATAAAATCACCGTATCCTGGAAAATTTATTGGTTTGTAAAAAGAATATGTTGTGTAATTTTTTATGATGGTTTCAATGTCAAACATAGGACCACCCCACCTTAAACTTGATGAATCTTTCCCATTCACAAAATGCCTGTAAACCTTTCTTTCTCCAGTTTCTTTGTTGTCAACATACATAACACCATCAACAACCAAAAATTTACCCCACATACTCAAACCAGTAATACTGTCAAATTGTGGTTCTTTAAATGGATATTCCTCACTAGGTAAAAGTTCTTTTTCACAAGAAACCAACCCTAACAGTAAAACTAAACTAATTAAACTGAAATATTTTTTCATACCTGTTTTTTTTGCAAAGGTATGAATTTTTTTTTAATTTATCAAATTTTTTGGATTATAAAGTGTGAACAATTACTGTAACTGTTTTAACGACCAAATTACCTTGATTATCATTGGCTAAATCGACTTCAACATCATTGTCAATTGAAATAATACCAGAACCACGTTCTGTTTCTAATTCAACGTTATCCCAATCTATCTTAAAAGTAATTGGTTGAATTTTTGTGTTGTTGTCATCTAGGTAAAATTCAATTTCAGTCTCCAATTCCTCTGGACCTTCAATACTGTATAATGATATGTCTTTTATACCCCAACTTCTTGCTTCAATTTCTATGGTATAAAATAAACGAGCTGTAATACGTGATATATCGTTGATTTCCATACCATTAAACTTTACACCACCGTATGCGTTAAATTTGATGGTTACATCTTTGTTGTATTTGTCTGATGAGCCCTCAGTTAATCTAGATTTAATCCTTTCTAGTTGACTTTCAGTAATTCTTATTCTCATATCTTTTTAACTATAAATATCTTTATTTTTTAAAAAAAAACCAGTATATTTGTTTTATGGCAAACTTTAATTTTAAAAAAGACTTACACCTATCTAAAACTGGTGAAATAGAAATCAAAACATTTCTGGAGAAAAAAGGTTTAACCTTTGTGTCGTCAAATGACGACAATAAGTATGATTTGATAATGCATAAAAATAATAAAGAAATTAGCTACGAAATAAAGACAGATTTTAAATGTGCGCCATTATTTGATACTGGAAATATTTTTGTCGAATTTGAATGCAGAAACCACCCTTCTGGAATAAGTGTCACACAGTCAGATTGGTTTGTAACATATTTTATCTACCTTAAAGAACTATGGTTCATTAAAAGTGAAAAACTAAAAACCCTTATCTCTCAAAATAACTTTCAAATATTTATAGATGCTGGTGATGTAAATAGCGAAACAAAAGGTTATTTAATTAACCGAAAAGATTTTAAACATTTTTTTAATGTCTACAAAGTATAGTAAAAAACCAAAACTTTTAATAGAACTAGTCCCAAAAACGTGCCATTATAGTAACGTTAGAACAACAGTAACAAAAAAAGATTGGGATAAAATCCGTTTTATATCATATGAACAAGCAAACAATAAATGCGAAATTTGCGGTGATACTGGAAAAAAACAAGGATATAACCATAATGTAGAATGTCACGAAATATGGGAATACGATGACGAAAATAAAATACAAAAACTGGTCGGCCTTATTTCACTATGCCCAACATGCCACCAAGTTAAACACATAGGTAGAGCAATAGCCATAGGCAAACATAAACAAGTCTACGCACAACTTATGAAAGTCAATAAATGGACCCAACAACAAGTTGAACTTCATATTCTTGAATCATTTGAAATCCACAAAGAAAGGTCAAATCATCAATGGGGTCTAGACATATCAATACTAGCTGAAGAACCTTACAATATAAAGTTAAAAAATACAACAACTAGAATTTTTGAAGTCAAAAAATTCAAGAAAAAAAGAAAACGCTCAAAACCAAAGGTTAAGAAAAAAATTAATAAAAGACCGCCAAAGAATAAACAGTAATCTTACTCTTTCTTGTACCAACTACCAACTGAAACGTTTATGATTCTAAACATTTCTTCGTCAGTCAAATTTATCACCCCATCTTCGCTGTCTTTGTACTTTTCCTTGTAATCACCTTGTATTACAATCTGGTACTTTTGATTGGTGTCAACAGTAAAACTAATAACCAACGTAAATGGATTGAATAATTTAGCAGTAGGATTCGTCACCATTTTGGTCTTGTTTTTGGTAATAATATCTTCACCCTTAGTCAAAAAAGTTTTTCCAATGTTTGCCAGTGTTTTTCCAAACATAACCATGATGCTATTACCACCAACTCTAAGTGTTGAATTTTCTATCATACTTTATTTCTTTGTTTTCGTTCATTAATCAAATCAACCAAAATCCTTTCAAATTTAATCTTGACATCAAAATCTATATCCTTAACCAATACATAACTCCTTATATCATGCAAAGATATTAAAAATCTATCGTCACCCTTGTAACTAGACAAATCAACACCTCCTTTGTACCTGCTCTGCTCAACCTCCTTAACTGGTTCAGATTTTACATCACCACCCTTTAATTGATTGAATAAATCCACTATACCAACCTCCAAACCACCAGTCTTCAATCCCTTTAACTTCATGAATATGGTCTGCCTTTCAGTTAATGTAATCTGAATCTCACGGTCATCAACCTTTACCGTGGTTTCCCTAGTTATGTCTTTGTCTAAAATAGTTGCCATTTATTTTTACTTTATGGCAAAGGTACAAAATAAAAATAACATCTCCAAATTTAATGGTGATTAATTATAGACCATTCACCATTATACTTCTCAACCAAAGCTGTTTTTGATTCCACCCAATCGCCAGAATTCATGTAAGAAATACCATCAATAACACTAATTTCTGACTTGTGAATGTGACCACATATTACACCATCATATCCGTTTTGTTTTGCGTATGAAACCATATGATTTTCAAAATCACCAACATATTTTGTCGCTTGTTTAACGCTGTCTTTTATTACTTTAGACAAAGAAAAATACTTCAAACCCCTTCGTTCACGGTACTTGTTATACCATTTGTTTAACCATAAACATAAATCATACCCAATACTACCTAATTTAGCTAACCATTTCATATCGCTTATAAAAACGTCAAATATATCACCATGTATAACCAAATATCTTTTGCCATCAACACCAATATGTTCTAAGTCTTTTTTTATAAAAACATTGCCAATATTAAAAGGAATAATTTCATTTAAAAAATCATCATGATTACCCATCACCCAAACAACTTCTGTGTCTTGCGATATCTTTAATAACTTTCTAGCACATTTCATGTGTTGTTCATTCCATGATGAACCCATATTCAGAGCCCATCCATCAACTATATCACCATTCAAAATTAATTTTTCGCACTTATTATTTTTTAAAAAATCAACAACGTCATTTGCCCTAGAATATTGAGAACCCAAATGTATGTCTGATATGATTATTGTTTTGTATTTCATGACCAATAGCCAATGTCTTTTTTAAAGTATTCTTTATTATTTTTATTGATTAAATTTTTTATGAAATAAAAGACAAAACTGTTGATTCCAACTTTTTTAAAACGTCTATCATCAAAATAAACCCTTCTTTTTAATAACTTAAATTTGCTAGGTTTTACATTTTTACTCAAAAAATAATCTTCACAGTGCATCAAATCTTCGTCAAAACCACCAATATTTTGAAAGGTATCTTTTCTAATCATCAAGAATCCACCAACAACAAAAGGTTTGTCTAATTTAGATAACAAAACAATAATATTGGTCAGGTAATATAACAACTTTACTCTTAAATTACTATCACTATCCAATAAAACCCCAACTAAATCATTGCCAGAGTTAATTGATTTAACCGCTTCAAATATAATATTTTTGTCGTTAAAATAGCAATCAGAATCCAAAAAAAGAAAAATATCACCAGAGGCTTCCATGACACCATTGTTTCTCCCAATGCTTGGTAAACCTCCTTTGATAACTCTTATAGGTAAAAAGTTTTTATATTCCTCAACAACCATCAAGGTTTTATCAGTAGAGTTTGCATCAGCAATAATTATTTCATATGAAATTGGTAATTCTTGGCGAAGTATAGAGGTTAATAAATTACCGATATATTTCTCTTCATTTTTACAAGGTATGATAATAGATAATTCCATGAATATAAATAGAAGCTCAACTAATCAATTGTGTTAAGAAATTAATATTTTTAAATATTGAACAATTTGCTTTTCAAAAATATTTATAGAGAAAACTTACACACAAATGAAATTTTTTAGAGCAAATAAATCATTATTAGTTGAAAATCAACAAATTATCCACCCAATACAACAATTGGATGAGATAGATGCTTTGGCTTCAACCATAGATGATAACATCTCAAAAGAAATAAAAATACCAAAAGACGTTCTAAATAGCTTTAAAATTAAAGATTCTCTTAATAAAGATATTTGGCAAGATGATAAACTTAACCCAAAAGTTAGAACAAATCTAGTTGATATCGCCAAAAACTTTATGAGAGATATAGAACTTCCAAAAGGTATAAAAATCAAAGATATTATTTTTACTGGTAGCTTAGCAAACTATAATTGGTCAAAGTTCTCAGATATTGACCTTCATATAGTTCTAGATTTTAAACAATTTGATGCCGACCAAAAATTAGTATATGATTTTTTCTATGCACAGAAATCAATATGGAACCAAGAACACGATATAACAGTCTTTGATTACCCAGTTGAACTCTACGTTCAAGACGTAAATCATGAACTGCTTGCCAATGCCGTTTATTCAGTTCTACGTGATAAATGGGTTAAAAAACCAAAACGTGAAAAATTTGATGTGGATAAAAAAGCAATCAAAGACGGTGCCGAAAAATATATTCACTACCTTAAAGATATTCGTCAAGATTATCAAGATAAAAAATATCAAACCGTTGTTGATAAAGTTACAAAACTTAAAAACAAAATAAAAAATATGAGAAAAGCTGGCTTGGAAAGCGGTGGTGAATATAGTTACGAAAACCTAGTGTTTAAAGTACTTAGAAGAACACCATTCATGGATATCTTAGATAGCTATAAAGCCAAATCATATGATAACCTTATGTCAGTAGTTGAAAATGTAAACGAAAATATATCTAGTAAAGAAGAACAAATAATAGCAAAATATAGAATAGGTAAAAACTCCAAAGTCCAATTTAAAAATGACCCTAAAACATATTATGTGAAAAATATATCAGCCGATAGAAAGAATTTGTTCGTAACTCTTAATAACCTACAAACATATAGCAAAAGAATAAGCAACCTAATTAAAGTAGATGAAAAAGACGTAAAACTATGAAAGACTTTATTAGAAAAAGGTTACACGAAGCTATAAAATATTTGCCATATAGCGACAAAGAAGAACTTAAAGCAGCTGGCGCATACTCAAGTCTTAATAAACCATCCTATAAACTAGACATAAATAAAATTAGGTATAGAATGGCAAAAGCAGCTAGCGTAGCTACTGAATATAAACAAAACACTGGTGATGATAAATACTTTATGCTGCCAGATGATGGAGAAGGTTTCTATCAAGTAGAATTTAGACACGATGGCCAAATAAAAACAAAACACATCAGAGCCAGCGCTGATATGCAACAACTAGACACTCCTTTTAGACCTAGCGATGTGGGTACATGTAATTCATTTCAAAATATAGCTAGATATTGCTTCGTAAAAGCTGGTAAAAGACTTCCAAATGATAAGTTTAGCGTTGGAGCAAGCCCAGCTGAAGATGCTGCCAATAAAGCACTAATAATCTTTAAATATGAAATCCTAGACTTTTATGGTGATGCTGGTTATGGTGATGAAAAGTCCGCCCAAATATCAAAAGAAAAAATGACCGACAAACAAGCGCAACATAAACTTAAAAAAGACCTAGAAACAAAATTAGGTAGAAGACTTAGAGATGATGAATGGTTCAAATACTTGGAAACTGGTGAAGAACCACAACAAAAACAAACACTCTCAATAGACCCAGAAAAAGCTGCCGAATTTGAAAAAAGACAACAAGCAGCAATGGATAGAAGAGCAGCTGCATTAGCAAGACAAAAAAAGGGGTGATTTACACCCCTTTTATTTTAAAACCCTCAAAATATATTGTCAAGCTCCTCAACCGCATTCACTTGAACAACGTTGTTATTATATTTAATCAAATAGAATTTATCACTCTCTTCAGCCAGTTCCATCTCTTTGCTAATCATAAAATCTATCAACATCTTATTTACCCTATCATTTAACTCTTTAGGTGCTTCAGCATTATATTTTCCCCTAAACTGAACATTCTTTAATACCTTCTTCTCAACATTCCTATACGTTGGAATTCCACCCTCATAACTCTCCTTTACCTGAAAACTCTCAGTTACATGAGATAATTCCAATGTATAACCGTCAACATGATATATAGCACACTGCCCCTTCTCAACCTTGTTGATATACGTACCAACACAATGATTCTGAATCATACCTTCAGCCAACATATCTTTGTTGGTAGATAATAAGTTGAACCCAGAATACTCAGCAAAAGCCTTGTAAATAGGACGTATATTCAAATCATACTCCAACTCACATTCCAAGATAATCCTAGTAATCTCCTTGGCCCATGTATCATGCTCCTCCTTTAATCTCTTTAATCCCCATTTGCAATTAACCTTCCTTCCAAGAGTCCTAGCCATTTTACACGTATCATAAAAATAAGGTGAATTAATCATCTCATCAGTCAAAAGGTCCACCCCATCCAATGACTTCATAAGCTCCTTCCAATGCTTTACCCCTTTGCCAGACTCAGATACCATTTGTTTAAATGTCTTGCTCTCAGCAATCATCATGCCCAACTTGTGATGAACCCCAAGCACTTGCCGTGTCATGTCCTTTAACTTGAATAACTCATCCTCAACAACCTTGTTGAATGTTAAACTACGTGAAACCTTGCTCTCATGAACGGTCTTGAACCAATGAAAACGATTGTAAAAATAATCATAAATCTTTGACTTTTTTATATTGCCATCATTTTCACCATAAACATAGATGTTCTCATGGTTATTGATGAAAATAGTTAGATTGCCAAATGTTAATGGCTGAAAATTCTTGTTCTGGTTAACCCAAAATTTATTTTTCACATATATAATGCTGGCATCCTTCTTCTGAGAACTATATATTTTATTGGTCGTGCTAATCCCAAAAGAAGTAGTAAAACTACACACCTCAAAATCACCATTATCAAATTCAAATAATACAAGCCGCCTAAACGAAAAATAACCCCTGCCTTTGTTGAAAAACTTCACCCTAGCCTTTAATCGGTTCTCCTTGTAAACCCTAAATAATTCATTTACCTCATTGTTGCTGGATTCATACAATACCTTATGACTTGTACAAACACTCTTCTCACCATCTGCCTTTTTCTTTACCCTCTTCTTGGGCTTGACTTCCTTGATTTCTTTGATAACCCTTGGTTCAGTTAATAACTTTGTCATGCTATATGATTTAATGTTTTACACAAAGGTATAAAAACTTTTCCAATTCTCCAAATATTTTTCCTATCTTTTTTTCTCAGAATAATACTTCATATACGCAAATAAACACTTGCTCCTTATATCATGCCACTTCTTTTCATTTATCCTTACCCCAAGTAAAATCCCCAATTTATACCCTTCATCCCACGCTTTGAACTCCTCCTCTAAGCTGGAAACAATATAATCAATCCTTCGCTTATACTTGGATACGTTCTTGTAAAAATGAACCTTTTCAGCATGAGCCAATATTGGCATCTCCCTCTCAAATATATTCCAATCCTTCCTTAACTGATGGTGTCCCAGCTCATGCAATAATATGTAAACCTTTATCTCTGTAGTATATTTGGACTCAATCATAATCTCCTTCGGCCAATTTAATGTGCCATCCGCCCAATTTATATAAGATATACTATCATGGTCAAAATTTATGGAATAACCCTCCTTGTTAGCCCAATGTGTTAAATTCTCTAAACTCTTAGTATAGTTATATCTTCCCATACCAATAAATATACGAAAATTATATCGTAAAAAATTTTTTATTCTAGTTTTTTCTATACGCTATTTATAAAGATATAAACTAAACACCTATTAATAACAATAAACAAAAAAACCTAGATAATACTAGGCTTTTTTTATTTCTTTACATTCTTTATTATTAATTCACCCAATACCTCAAGACGACCCATCTCCCTCTGAAACTCAATCTGACCCATATCCATATTAATCTTCTTATACGTCTCCATAAACTCCTTCTTCGCAGACCCCAAATCAAACTTGCCCTCACCAGCCTTCTTGTAATATGGTAACTTAACCTTGAAGTGATGCCATGTTAATAATGAATAACCACCCTTTTCCTTCGCAGTATCCGCAATCTTGCTAGCACCCTTCTCTCTCGTCTTTGCAAACTCATCAAACTTGTCAATAGACTCCCTTAATAAACCTTTTATATATTCTTTCATATTATTTATTTAATCTCTCTATTTTATTTATAACCCCATTTCCCCATATACAACCACTCGCAACATCCCAACCATAATACCAGTCAATCTTCCTTCTAGCTTCATAAATATATGGCACAATCTCAATCCCACCATAATCATTAGCAACTTTACCCCAATCTATATTTGTATATTTCTTATAACCAAAGTTAAAAGGTACACCATATTCCTTGTCAAATTCAACCAATTCATCATAACCCCTAATAATCTTAATACTAGATTCATTTATGCCAATCTTAAATACATTTTCCGATTCCCATGCTGGCATCTCACTCCTAACCCAATCAATCCATGATGACCCTATACCATACCATAAACCCCTAGGCTTAAATCCAACCTCTTGATTACCTATTGGTGTAGACCTAAAGTCTATTTTATTATCCTTAGACATTATTAACCTAGATTTGGAATACTCAGTCTTTATAAGCTCATATACATCTGAACCTACCTCCCTTAATACACTATCATATATCTTACCAATCTTCATGTTATATAAATATCCAAAAAAAATCTGGAAAAAAATTTTTTGAAAAATAGGGGGTTAAAAATTTAAACCGAAAAAATCTGGAAAAAAATTTTTTGAAAAATAGGGGTTAAAAATTTAAACCGAAAAAATCTGGAAAAAAATTTTTTGAAAAAAGGGGGTGGTTAAAAATCAATTTCAAAAATTTCCCAAAAATTTTATTTACAGCATCATGGCCCCTATATAGCATGGCAACGGGGGGGTATATAAGGGGGGTAACGGGGTAGGGGTACGTAGGGGGGTCTGTACGGGGGGGGGTTATATTATTATCATGGTGCAAAGATAGTAAAATTATTCATAAAAACAAACATTTTTTGAAAATATTTTTTATTTGTTAAATAGGCTATTTTAAGCCGTTTTAAGCTACTTTATTTTATTTTGGTATATTGATATAGGCAAAGGGTTAAACGTGGCTATAAAGCAAAAAAACCGCCTTTTTAGGGGCGGTTTCTTTTATCGGTTTGGTTTGCCTTAGTTTAGTTCGGCAAATACAAGTTCGTGGGCTTTCGTGTTAAGGTCGTTTGCCCTTGCATATAGTATGCTTTCGATATTGCCTTCTGCGAGGTTGTGGGTAGTGTAGCGTGTAACACCTTGCAACAAGCTAAAGAGGTTTGCACCTGTATTTTGCATTTCGATTGCAACGGCTTGGTTTATGCTGTCTAAAATGTTACGCTTACGAGTGTTAAGGTCGTTGTATTCCTTAACATCATAGCCTGTTAATTCAGTCATAAACTTGTCAATATCGGCTTGTCTGATTGACTTTAAAGCGGCATTATTAAGAAGTTGCACATGGCTTTCAGTCATAGCAGCAGCCTTAACGATTTCGTTTGTAAAGTAGGCTATTTTGCTAACATTGCCCTGTGTATTTTTCATAGCAAGGTCAACATCTTTGCGCCAATTTTTCGCACCATTGGCACACCATAGGCGCAAAGAGTAAAATCCTAAAGACATTTTAGTTTTACCATCAAAGCCTGTGCGGAACTCTAAAGAGGTTTCCAACGTATCGCCTACCATAGGGGTTTCGATTTCGTATTTTTTGTAAGGCAAACGAAAGGCAATTTTTGAACCGCCATAGTATTCGTTATATGTTAGTTTGGTAAGGTCTAAGTCAATACCGCTATTCAATACGCTGTGTTCAATAGCATCTAAGAATAGCTGTAAGTTCATAGGCTCAAATTGGCTACCAACAACGCCCAAAGGTTTACCGCCTGTGTGCTTATATACACCAAAGGCTTCGGGGCTATCAAAGCCTTCAATACCGCTATGTAGCTGTATTTTTTTGGCTTGTAGCACTTGGCTTTTAAGGGTTTCAATGTGGTTTACTTGGGTTTCGATTGTTTCAAAAATGCTGTTCATAAGTTTGTTTGTTTTTTAATTGTTAACGATAGTGCAAATATCGAAATAACTTTTGAGATTTCCAAATTTTAAGTTACTTTATTTAAAAAAAGTTTTTGCACATAGTGTTGATAACTTTATTTTGTAGTTTCAATTTTTTTTATTATATTACGCACGTGTGTATGTATAAAAAAAATAAAAACCAGGTTGGAGTATACTTTCCGTTCCCTTTTGAAAAACGTAACGTCTTATTGACAAGTGCAAATATCGAAATAATTTTTGAGATTTCCAAATTTTAAATGAATTATTTTAAAAAAGTTTATCCACACTCTTTTTTGAGAGTGTGGATAACTTTGTGTGTGGTTTATTCAGCAAACATTACTTTTGCACCGCAAGTGATTTCTTTTATACCTTCTAACTTTACAGTTCTAACTATTACATCATTTTCAACACCTTGATTAGTTGCCTTACTTGGTGCAGGTTTAAATTGCTTAATAGTGGTGATTTCTTGCTCGGTAGCTTCAATACCATTAACGAAGTATTTTAGCGTTTTGGCATTGTTACAAGCGAAAAACAAATATAAGGCAGTTGTATCTTTGCGATTGCAAACGATACTACCATTAAAGCCATCGTTTACTTTCTCAAACCAATTTTCTTTTGCTTGAAAATCAGCTTCTTTGCCTTCTTTTTTTAGTCGGTTGTTTACCATGTTGGTATAGTTAGCATTAAGTAGCATATTATAGCTAACTAACTTTGTTACCTTTGCTTTGGCTAATGGGTTGTTTGTTTTAAGTTGTTTTTCTTCAACTATTGCAGTCATTTGAGCAAATGTAGCTGAACCGCCATCATTAATAAGAGTTTCGATAATTGTTTGTTTGTTCATTTTAAAAAAGTTTAATTGTTAACGATAGTGCAAATATCGGAACAATTTTTGAGATTTCCAAATTTTAAATGAATTATTTTAAAAATAGTTTATCAACATTTTTTTGTTAATAACTTTGTTTGGTTGTGTGGGAATTTATTTGTATCTTTGCAATGCTAAAAGAAATAAGTTATGAAAGCAACATTAGTAAAACATTAAAGTAATTTCTTTGGATTTAGAAAAGACAAAATGTACCACAATGGTACATTAAAAACAACCCTATCATTTGCATTGGGTAAATTCAGATTGTTATTGTATTAATAATACATAGTCAGGTGGCGGAATTGGGTCAAGCTATGGTAGTGTTGTTTCAGTTGCTCACCAATACGTTCCAATTTAGCTCTTTGCTTATCGGTGCAAGGCTTATCAAAGGACGTAATAGTATCATTTACACATACTCTGCCTAATAGTCCACCACCTAAGTAGTTTTGATAGGCTGCCATTTTTTCACCCTTAAACCCTAAAGTTGTAAGGTCAATTTCAATTCCACCACCACGTGAAGATACTTGTAAACGTAGGGTAATTGTTTGAAAGTTAATTTGTTTTGCTTTTGCCATTGTTGTTTGTTTTTGTTACTGCAAAGATAAGTAAATTAATTTGAAAATTCAAAATTTACAGCATTTAAATTATCAATTAGCTGTATTACTTTTTTGTACCTCTCTTTTTCATCTTTTGAATCTGTAAGGTCTGAAAGGTTTTTTAAGTGTTTTTGGTACTGCAAACGGCTAAGATAATCAATAGACCTTAGTTGTGTTTCAATTTGACTCATTGCTTCTTTGTTTTTGTTACTGCAAAGATAATAAAGTTTTTGGTGTTTCCAAAATTTATTTAACATTTAGTTTTTTTAACAAATAGTCTTTATTTGACTTACTTATAATAAAAACATATTGTTTACTGTTTTTATCCATTTCGGAAAAGTAATATAAAACCTCTTTATCACCATGAAACTGATTGGCAATAACCACATTAGTAGTAATGACTTCGATATAATCACCACCATTTACCAATTTCAATTCTTCGTTTATTACTAATTCTGTTTTATTGTTATTTGCTTTGGTAACAATAAAAGTAGTTGCTAATACCAATAAAATTAAAATGATTTTTTTCATAGTTGTTTGTTTTTTGTTACTGCAAAGATAATAAAGTTTTCCTAATTTCCAAACCCCAATTTGTTAAAAATTAGGGTTTAGTTTCCATTCTAATTTATATGTAGGGTTATATCTACCACCCGAACACTTACCACATGAAGCCGAATTTTTAGGTGCTTTATGCTTTTTGTGTGTTGTATTACAACCAACACATAGTGCAATATACCTTGATTGTGGTGTGTTCACTTCTGCTGAACTATAACAGCGTTCACCATTGCACCCTATCTCTATTGCTTTTCTTTTCCATACCCAATCATGCCCATGCTTTGCACCAACCAAAGCGTGTGCTATTTCATGTAGAATTGTGTCCTTTACTTTTGCTTCATCGTTTAAGGCTACGAGGTGTTGCGATAACCCTATTCTTTTGGTTCTGAATCTGCATACGCCAAACCTGCGCCTTGCGTTGTCAAATTCAAATTGCCAGCCACTTTGAATAAGCCCATGCTCCAACATAAGATTAAAGGGTTCCATTGTTGTTTTGTTTGATAAGGCAAAGATAGTAAAAGTTTTCCGAATTTCCAAATTAATTTAAAAAAAAAATTTTTTTGGAAATGTTATTTTTTATTTCTACCTTTGCAGTAAATAATTCAAATATGATAGACGCATTATTAAGTATGTTTAGTAAGAAACAACAAAGTAATTCAGATATTACCCCAAAACCTGTTACCAACGTTACTTATCCATTCGAGGGTTATAAAAATCTATCTTTGGGTGAACGCTACAAAGTAATAGAGCAAGGTATGTTGGAAAATAAAGTCTTTATGAGAAAATAAAGTTGAAGATAAATTTGGAAATTAAATAAATTTGTCTATCTTTGCACTGTTAAACAAAACAAACGTTCTATGACAAATTTTGAAAAAGCTGTCGCCCAAGCTAAAGAGGGTAAACTGCAAACACCAAGTGTTAGCTATGGTAGCAAACAAATTGATTACTTTGGCTATCAACTGGCAACTCATCACTTCAACCTTAAACTCATGGCAAAAGGCATGGCATTTAAACGTGTAAGGTTAAAAGACCTGAAAGATTACTATGGTCTGAAAGGTAGAACAGCTGCTGATTGTTTGCCACAATTTGAAAAGATTATGGCAGACTACAAAGCAAGTCTGTAAAAATGAAGGGGCTACCAATTAGGTAGCCCTTTTTCATTTCCTTTTACTATCAGCCACAGCCCAATTCCAACGCTCTCTTAATTCATTATCCATATCACCAGAGTATATTTTAATTATCTCTTCACTGGTGAACCTTTCTGGACATCTTTTAAGATACCAATGCGACTTCGCATTTGGTGTAAAGTCTGTTGGATAAAATGCAAAGTCCATAAGCACAATCCAATCTAAAAAGTCTGTTGTATTCATTATCGTTGTATTTTAGACATCATTACAATTTTTCCTTTGCAGTACTCTTTCATTTCTTTCTTGGTGTGAAAGCAGATAGGGTTCTCAAACCAAGCCACCCATTTCAGTTGTTTCTTTCTCTTTGTCGCCATATGTACGCAATTGTGTATAGTTAGGTTAAGACTGCTCTATCTAAGAGTATTTGATAAGCTAATTTGAACTCGTGTGCTCTGTTAAGACGCAAATTAAATTCTATTGCTATCAGCCTTAATTGTTTGATGACTAATGATACTGGCATAGTTTTTTTGTTTTTGATTATGGAAACAAAGATAAGGAGAATCTTTCAATTCTCCAAATCTTTGATAAATTATTTATGAGGTAAAATATGGATTAACTTTATCCACAGCTTCACTTTCAAGTCTTGCTTTAACGTAAGATGTCGCAACAACATCATTAGGGTCATATACATACGCTCCATTGCTTGAAGCAACCCCAAATTGCCCATTAGATAACCCCCAAAAGTAATACCTTACATTTTCATCAATGGTATCTAATTGGTTTAAAGCATTGGCACATACTTCGTTTAATTCGGAGAATAATCTAACATTACCCGTAACGCTAGATAAGATAGCCAATTTCATATTGCCATTGGCAAATTCTTTTGCTTCAGTTGTTCGTCCTACTTTGTTTAAAGCTTCAACCAAATATGGTTTGTAGGCTCCCGCTTGTGGTCTTGAGAATGGATTGTTCATATTTTTAATTGTTTAGACTGCAAATATAGATAAACTATTTTAAATTATCAAATTTATTTTACAATTTTTATAAATTCACTAATTTTTCTCTTGTAATAAATTCATTATTTCTCTTGTTAGAGAGCCTGCCGTTCTGAAACCATCATTACTCCACAATATAATTAGATATTCTATTTCTGAATATAATTTTTTTTCTTCTTCTGTTAATTTTTCAAATTCCATAATTTATTTTTTTATAAGGTAAAACAAAAAAAAAATACATACTTATAACAACAAATATAAGAAATAAATTTTGATTCACCTAATTTTTATATCTATTTGTTTACTGCAAAGATAATAATTAAATCTGAATTACCAAATGTTTTACTTAATTCTTTCAATATATTTTCCATGCATAAAAATATCACCCAACCCAACTTCATCAGTAGGTAAAACAACCGCCAAACAATAATTAAGAATTTCCTCTCTATGCTCTTTGGCAATATCATCTTGTTCACCCTTTAATCGGTAAACAAATTCTCTCGGCTCACCTTCTTCCACATCATTTTCAAATGCGTGTAGTAGTTTTGTGTTTAAATCATAAAACACATCAAATGTATTGTCATTGGTAGTATTGTCTGCCAACTCAACTTCTTCTAAAAATAAATCTAAACTCATCTTAATTTATTTAAGTGTTATACAATTATTTATTCTCAACTTCAATTATGTATATGCCTTGTTCATCCCATTCCTCTTTGGTAAAAGGTTCGTCAGAATGTTGGTTTAAAAACTCAACCGCTTGTTCATCCGTTTCAAAATAAATTACTTCATTATCCTCATTAAGGACATATTCGTAATCATTCAATGATATACCCTCTTGGTGTCTTGCTATTACTTTCATCTTAATTTATTTAAGTGTTATACTATTTTTACTGCAAACATATTCAATCAAATGTTTCTTTACTTCTTCATCCACAACAAAGTTATCAAACGCTTTTTGGCTGAAACGTGCCATATCTTTAAGGTGTTTCTTAATTCCACTAAAAGCAGTAAAACTCTCACTTACCATTCCACCCTCGTGTGTTGTTCTGTTCACTGGTGAAACACTTAAATAAATTCCTCTACTTTCGTTTGTACTTGTAAAGTAATTCATTCCACCCTTTGTGTAATATAATTCCACTTTCAAGTGTGTTGCGTTACCCGAAGCAACCTCTATGTATTCTTTATTTCTCATTGTTTGTTTGTTTAATGCAAAGATAATAAACTTTTTGGTATTTCCAAATTTATCCTTCAATTAGTTTTAAATCTGCACAGTAAACTTCAATGTATTCTATTGCATCTGATACACCTAATACTGAATAGCTAAAATCTTCGTTCTCGATAACTATTTTTTCAACAAAGACAATAAATTCACGTTCATTACCTTTGAATATAGTTTTTTCTTCTAAATTGTTATAGATTTCGTACATAATTTTGTTTTAATTGTTTCTGCAAAGATAATAAATTAATTTGAATTTCCAAATACTCTTTCAACTTCTGTATCTTGAAAAATTAAACACACTCCTTCTCTCTTTGCAACTAATTTTGGTAGGTTATGTGAATATCGGTCAGGTTGTGAAAATCTTTTGCGTAAGAACATAGCAATACTTTCCATTTCAGAACAATTTACTTGTCCTATTATTAATTCTAACCACCCACCATACGCTTTGCCAGCGTCATAAGGTTTTGCTTTTATGTTGGTATCTTCACTAAACGCTTCGTGTAGTTTATTTAAAAGGTTTTCTCGTGTCATTGTTATACGTTTTTGTTACTGCAAAGATAATAAACTTTTTGGTATTTCCAAATTTTTATTTAATTTAATTTTTACAAACTTTGACATAACCAAAAGGTTTAGTATAAGTTATTGTATAAGCATACTTTGTCCAATGAGCTATCCAAAGCTGTAATATGTAAAGTTCTTCCGCCTTATTCATATAAATTTGTTTTTGTTAGGTCAAAGATAATAAAACTTTTTGGCATTTCCAAATTTTTCTTCAAAAAAAAAAAGGTGCATTTCTGCACCCCTTTCATCATCAAACAAACAAACAAATTTATTTAACTTTCAGCAACAAGTAATGTTTTATATTCTTGCTCTGTTAAGTGTCTTGCTGACTTTAACTCTGTATATTTTCCTTTTGGTTTAATCAGTATGCAATCACCTTGTCGGATAATCTTTTCAATGTTTCCTTTTGGTACATTGGTTTGTATCGTCCAAGCAATACATTGTAAGGCATTAATTTTGCTAACTTCAAAGTTCCAACTATTTTCGTTATTGGTGTTATACACACTTCTTGGTTCAACCCAAATAAGGTATTCTCTATCTGTTGAGGTATCTTTGCATTTCACATAGTATGAATTTTGCATTTTTTGCCAACTTTCCAACCCTTTATTAAACACTTCACCCGATACTTCGTAAAATTCGTATGTATCATTAAATTTGTGTTCAACAACTTCACCATTCTCTGTTACCCAAATAGTTGTTTTAGACAGCGTTTTTTTGCTAATTAGTTTAGGGTTTACTTCACTAACCAACCTTTCCAACCCCAATATAATGATACCAACTCGCCTTTGTTCAAGGTTCGGCAAACTCGCAATATCTTTAAAAGATAAAGGTTTAATGTCTGCCCAAATGTCAGCAAGTTCTTCAAATGGGCAAGTTTCGTGTTTCAGTTTAAGTAAACCGCACCCTAAATCGTAAGGGAATTTTGTGTTGTTGATTACTATTTGCATATTGTTTATTGTTTAGTGGAACAAAGATAAGAAAAAGGTTTGGTATTACCAAATTTATTATGGTTTTTTTATTCACTTTCTGTATAAACGTAATACTCTCTTGATACACTCAAAGTCAGTTCGTTACCTTCAAGTGTTAGTTCTTCATTATCTTCGTTTGTTGTATATGTTATCCAATCACTCGCTTCACCTTGTGCATTTTCGGGTTCAAAATCATAAGCTACTTTATTTATTTTTTCTTCCAATTCAGCAACCAATTTTTCTTGACTATCAGTTACAATAAAATCTTTTTTGTAGTTTATTGTAAAGCCATCACCACCACCATTGATATTATCCACAAATTCACTCACAAAGGCAGTTTCTTCATCAGTCAATGTAACAATGGCTTGTCCTGTAAAATGTTCACTCCATTCGCTTTGTGCGTTCTTTGAGTAGTAAAAATCATCTTCATCTTCATTTAAAGTAATTTCAACAGTTCCACTTTCACCCATATAGTGTCCATCTGAATTTACATAAAAATCAACTCGGTTATACACTACTCGGTCAAAATAATTAACCAATTCTTGATTTTCAACCAACTCACCCTCTTTGTCAAAAATCTCAATATCGGTTTCATTCATACTATCACCACCACAACTAAAATTAAAATTAACGTGGTCAATGTTTAACTCTTTCCAAAGGTTTACGATTTCTTTTTCCATTTTTTTTTGTTTTTATTTGTTTACTGCAAAGATAAGTATTATTTTTTAATCTACCAAATTTATTGACGAATTTTCTCTAAAAATTCTTTTGCCGTTTGTTCAGCTTCGGGATTGTCAATATCTTTTACACCATTGTTAAACCAGGGCTGAACTTCAATGTGCTTCAAATAATCTTGTGGTGTTGGAACAAATTTCATTTTAAAATCTTCTGCAATATGTAGCATAGCAATATCAACAGTATCTACACTTTTGCCATCGGAATTTACAATGTTATAGCCAAATATCTTTGGAATAATCGTATAAGCAAACCAAGTGTTATGTGTTAATACCCTTGCTGAATTATTGTTCATTGTAGCTTTTGGGCTATCAATTAATTCGTGAATTGGTAAATAATCTTCTACCTTGCCACCCCAACGCTTAACTGAACTTTTTGAATGAATTAAAGGATTTGCCATAACTGTTTGTTTTATTTGTTATTGATTATGGTGCAAAGATAAACAATTATTTTGAATTTCCAAATTTTATTTAATGTTTTACAAATTTATTTTCATCAACATAAAACGAGAACATATTCATATACGTTGCTGATATTGAATTTTTAACATATACTTGAATGTTAATTTTTCTCTGTGGCATAAATGTTTTTAATGTCCTTGCAAGTTGTTTTAAATTAAACTCCATATTGCTGGGTAACATTTCTATATCATAAGATAAACTAATTTGTTTTAACCCTTCATCATCAACTAAAACATTACCCTCACTATCTCTTACTTCGATTGATATTTTATATTTTTCAATCTTATTTTCCATAGCTTTTACATAAGCATTTCTACCCTTTTGTGTTGATAAATCGTGTATCATATTTTGTTTATTTACTGCAAAGATAATAAAAAAATTTGAACTACCAAATTTTATTTAGAATTTTTCAATACCTCACCAATAGCTGTATGCAAATTTTTTAATTGCTCTCTTGTCATCAAAGGTATCATAATTCTATTAAAATTCAAATCTCTTCGTTCTGAACGACTATCTTCATCAGGGTAAAAGTTATTATCTTCTATGCTAACATAACCAATATCACCCGTTAAACCAATAGACATGATATGTCCATTTGCATAGGTTTGTCTTTGAGCAAGTTTTTGTGTTTTTGCCATTTTAAATTACTTTATTTAAAGTTACAAGAAAATGGGTTGAGAATATCCCAACCCATTTTTGTTAATAAATCAATCCCAAACCCTTGACACACTTTGAGAGAATGGATTGTACTCTACTTGCCTACCCATTACCCAATTACCTTGTTCAACTTGCAGTCCTTTGTGTTCGGCAAATTTGCCATTAGGTTCTTCGTGTTTTAACACGCTATCTGCTTTCACAGATATTTCTGCAAAATCTGTTAATGTTGCTTCTGTTGAGAAGTTACCATACAAGGTGTGTTGGTTTGCACCCTCACCTTTTAAGATTGTTTGTTTTGTTTTTCTACGTTTTGCCATATTGATTAGTTTTATTTGATTGCAAAGATAGTAAATAAAATGATAAAAGCAAATAAAAACGGAAAAAAAATTTTTTTTTAAGAAAGTAAGATAAAAGTTTGGAAATTCAAAATAATTGTTTATCTTTGCACCAATCAAACAATCAAATACATGTCACAATCAACTCAACGTCCGCTATACGAAATAGCAAGAGAAATCAGGAAAGACTGGAAAGCAACATCCAAAAACGGTATCTACTTTGGTGCTGCGCCCTACTTGGATGCAATGGAAAGCCTGACAGATAAAAACAGCAAGTACGGCTACGATTCAGCTAGTAGCATTGTTAACTACTTCTTGGCGAATGCGTCAACCTACAGAGGTGACACAGCCAAACGTATCAAAGCTGAACTGAAGGCTATCATTAAATAAAGTAGGCTAAATAAAGGCCCCAGAGAATCTCTGGGGTTTTTTTTTTCAAAGCTTTTAGATGGTTTTGTTTACAGTAAGATATTTACAGTAAACAAAATTATTTAAAATGAAAAACAACTACTTCTTCGGATGGGAAAACATCAAATGGTTTATCAGAGAAATTGGTAAAATCTATTCAGCTCAAGACTCATTCTTCTCTAAAAAAAGAATAGAATCTGGTGTAGCTTTCATCATTGCCCAATGGGGTATGATTTATTTCTTCCTTACACATCTTCCAACCCTAACAATGGGTGAATTCCTTTTATGGGCTGCTGCTGAATTCGCTGTTTCAGGTTATATCATAAACCAAATTCAAAAGGAAAAGATTACTTCAAAACCTGAAGAATCAGAACAAAATCCACAACAACTTAACGATTAACTCAGCTCGGCTGTGGTCGTGTACACAAATGTGTTCACATTACAAAAGGCAAATGCCCAGACCGCAATATAGCAATCTGGGCACCGCTTTGTTTACATAATGAGTGTGAGCTCCGTTGATTACAAGGTTGCTCATTTCCTTGCAACCAACGGCACTCATTTTTGGCTCAATGGGATGCCTTCCCACCGACTTACGCCTCTTGGCAGAGAACCGATTGGTTGAGATAGCGTGGAATCACTGCTACGGTACACAGAGGTTCTCGTCAGAGAGTTACGCATGGAAGTTGCCATCCCTAACCAAATGCACAAGTCAATGGCTAAAAACGGAACGGCATCGCTGGGGAACATAAGTTCCCCTACAAACAGAGGCTGTATCTTGAACGGAGATTAACATGAGAGAGGTGTATTAAACCGACCTACTCAAACCAATATTTTAAAGAACTTCTATTAACTTCGATAGTACAAAGGTACGAAAACTTTTTGAAACTACCAAATCTTTTTGAAACTTTTTTTTACCTCATAGAGAGTGGCTACTCCCTCGCATATCATTGGGCATTATTGCTATCGCCAGTGAATCTCTATAAAGTAATTAAATCATACCGATAAAGTCTGCTCACGGAATATCGGCAAGTCGTGGCACTTTATGATTTAATGTTTCTCTCTCAATGAACGTACTGCAAAGGTAGTAAAACTTTTTGAAACCACCAAATATATTTCTTACAATTTGTAAGATTTTTTTATCTGACTTAATTCAAAATCATCAGAAGCATATAAACTAATTTGTTCTACTTTATTTGTAACTGGATGAAATCTATGTCTGAATGAATGAATCACCTTATTACCTTGTTTAAAGCTTCCCATATACTGCCAAGCTTCACCTTCATATAAAGCAACGTCTGGCTGTTCCAGACCTTCATTTAATGGATGACTGGCCAACCAGTTCCACATATAATCCCATTCAGGACTACCTATTTCTATAATAACAAATTCCATGCTACAAATGTAACATGGAATCTATCAAAAGTCAAGCTAAACTCAACCAAGATTATCAGGTTGACACTGCATTATCATTACGGAATAAACCTTACCGCTATCTGTGGTTATCCACATACTACCGCAATTTTCTTCCGTAGATACTACCTCACCATCTACCTCACCCTTTACATAGGCTGCAATTTCTGCATTAATTGTTTCTTCTTTGCTCATTTTATATAAATTTATTTAATCTTCTTCAATTACTTCCAACCCTTCGCTTTCCCCTGCAATATCAATTGCCAACCAAATTTGTTCCATTGTTGCATCATTTTCCAAAGCATCTTTTAAAATACTCTGCGCAGTTTCATCATCACATTTGAATTTGCCTTTTACATCGTCAACGTGCCATAAGTTATCCACAAAGTAACCATTATCCCTTAGCAACTGCTTTGCTTTTTCGATTTCTTTTTGTTGTTCTATTGTCATATTATTTGATTTTGATACTGCAAAGATAAACAATTATTTTGGAATATCCAAATATAAATGGTCAAAACCTTTAATTTTATTTGTTGGACTTCCGTTTCTACGCCACATACCTGATATATAACCCTCATTCAAAGTAAGCTTTCCCATATAAGGACACTTCACCAACCCAACAATAATGTTGTCCAAAGGCAACCAACGAAGGTCTTTTACTTCATGATTCCCAATAGTATGGGTTATAGTATTAAGATATTCTTGTTTCATATTTAATTTTTGACAAAGATAACACAATTTTTTCGTTTTTCCAAAAACCAACGAAAGTTTTTTACTTTTTTATACATATTTATAATAAACAAAAGATATGACTGAGGAACAAAAAGCAAAAAAGAAAATCACCGATAAAGCTTATCGAGATAGAAATAAAGCTAAAATTAAAGAACGTGATAAACTTTATTATGAAAATAATAAAGAAAAAATCAAATTAGCGAATAAAGAATACGCTGAAAAAAACAAAGAAACAAAAAAAGCATACAAAGAAAAATGGGTTAGTGAAAATAAAGACCGAATTAAGAAATACTATGAAGATAATAAAACTGAATTAAAAAGTAAACGTAAAACTTACATAGAAAGAAATAGAGATAAAATTCGTGAATATGATAGAAATTACCGTAAACGTAAAATGGTTGAAGACCCATTGTATAGGTTAAAAGCCCATCTGAGAATTTTAATAAATAAATCATTAAGAGCCAAACAATACGTTAAAAACTCAAAAACTATTGAAATTTTAGGTTGTTCGTATGAAGAGTTTAAACAACACATTGAATCATTATGGCAACCATGGATGAATTGGGGTAATAAAGGTTTATACAATGGCCAACCAAATTATGGTTGGGATATTGACCATATTACTCCATTATCAACTGGTATGACAAAAGAAGAATTAATAAAGTTAAATCATTATACTAACTTACAACCATTATGTAGTTATATTAATAGGGATGTAAAAAGAGATAATATTTGATTCCTGTGGCTGTATGTGTTATAGTATTAAGATATTCTTGTTTCATAATGCAAAGATAAAAAAACGGTTTGAGTAATTTGTTTTAATTCCATACTGCAAAGATAAGAAAGTTTTTATATTTTCCAAATTTAACTTAATTAATTATGCTTATTACATCAATATAACCATCTTCCATTTTAGTTGGGTCAACTATGTGGAAAGCAAAATAATCTCCTTCGTCAACCAATAATAGGTATTTTCCGTTATCTAAAGTAAGTTTTTCCCATTCCCAGCAATCAAAATACTTTGAGAACGCTTTGGGTGTATCATACATAAACCAACCATCACAAAAATCATCATCGATGAAATCATGGTTACAAATGGCAATTTCAATATCCCCATTTTTCTCAATATCCCACTCCCAACCGTAATCGTCAAAAGCACATATTTCGGTGTCTTGGTTTTCTTTAAAAAACTTTTTAATGAAGTTGGTTAGTTTTTTATTTTTAGTGCAGGTTTTCAACAATGCTATTTCTACTTGTTCATTTGTAGTATCAAGTGGCAAGTCGAGTAAATACAATTCTTTTTTCATAATATTATTTTTTTAATGCAAAGGTTCTAAACATTTTTCTATTTTCCAACCCTAACGTAACTTATAAAACTATCAGTTAATGTATCTAATTCTTGGTTATTTACGCCATCCATAAAATCAGGTAATTCATAAATCATTATATCACCTAAACTGCCATCTACTTCCTCTTTAGCCAAAAATTTACCTATTTCAGCTGTACCCTCAAACTTCATATTTTCAATAAGCTCACAAACTTTTCTTGAATTATGGTAATCAACAGGCACTATAACAACAAATATTTTTTCCATGTTCTTTTGTTTTTGTTTATGCAAAGATAAGAAAAAGAAATGACACTACCAAATAGTAGCGTCACTTTTTTTATTCCGCAAAATTTGGTTTAATTTCTGTAAACCCTTGTGGTTTTTTGCTTTCAACACTTATTACATCTCTAGCCCAAGTACCAACATAATTGTTCGAACCCCTAAAGTCACCACCGCCCCTGCCGTTTAAAAAAATCGCCTCCACTTCGTTCTTTTTTACTTTTCTTAGATATTTATTATTATAATGCAAATATAAGATTAAATTATGAACTAAACAAATTTATTTATGAAAACCGATAGAAAAATTATTCAACAACGATATAGAGAAAAAAATCGTGAAATACTTAGAGAAAAAAATAGACTATATAAAGAAAAAAATGCTGAGTCAATTAAACTAAAAAATAAACTCTATAAAGAACAACATAGTGAAACAATATCTGAATATAATCATAAAACAAAAGACCAAAAAAAACTAACAGATAAATTGTACCGTGAAAAAAATGCTGAATCAATTAAACAGAAAAAAAGAGAGTATTACGAAGCTAATAAAACTAAAATTAGAGAATATAATCGAAACTATAAAATTAATCGTATGAAAGACGACCCTTTATTTTTTCTTAAACGAAAAATTCATAATATTATTTATAAAGCTATAAAACATAATTATACCAAAAATAAATCAACATTACAAATACTCGGATGTTCTTATGAAGAATTTAAACAGCATCTCGAAAGTCAGTTTGAATCGTGGATGAATTGGGAAAATTATGGCTTATATAAAAAAGGAGAATTAAATTATGGTTGGGATATTGACCATATAATCCCAACCAGTTCTGCTAAAACAGAAGATAAATTAATTCAATTAAACCATTATACTAATTTAAAACCACTTTGTTCTTATACTAATAGATATATAAAAAAGGATAACCTTATATAAGGTTATCCAATTTATTAGTCTTCATTAAAATTAGGTTTTATTTCTTTGTAACCATTAGGTTTCTTTGAACTAACAGAAATTAAATCTCTTGCCCATGTACCGACAAATTCAGCACCATTTTTAGAAGTATAATCTCCACCCCCCCTTAAATTTCCTTCGCAGGTAAGCAAAGGTAGAGGGTGTATCTTTGTTCCTTTCCAAGTCGCTATTTCGGGTACGTTAAACTTATCAACAAATTCTTTTTTGCTGTGGTTTACAATATAACGTGTTTCAGTTACACTTACCCTTTCTGTTGGGTTGGCTTTTTCAGTATCCTTGCAACGCTTATACAAATTTGTTTTTCTGCCTTTGCACTCATCGGCATAATCACCAGCCCATACAACCCTTTGAGGGTTATTTTTAATAAGACTTTCAAAAGAACTTACAAAATGATTTCCAATATAGGAATGTTCCATAAGTTTAAGCCCATTATCGTATTCGTGTGAATACATCCAAGACTTAACACTTTTTTTGTTTTCTGCAAGTAAAATTGGTTTAAAATACTGACCCATAATGTTAATGTTTTTAGTTAATAAAATATTTACAATGCAAAGATAAACAATTATTTTGAATTTCCAAACTTTTTTTAAAAAATATTTTGCAGCTTTACTTTTGATTCAATCCACTTCAAAATGGTATCAGCATAATAAGAAGTAGTCAAATCAGTTAAAAAGAAATACATCTTACGATACGCTTCACTATCATCAGCAGTTATCGTACCCCTCGTAAATTCTTTTGCATTGCTTTGGTTACTCGATTTGCGATACCCTGTTGAAGTATCCCAATCTTTCCCAATGATAGCAATTACCTTTCCAGTAATTTCAACGGTGATTACACCGCCCCTACATTGTTCTCCAATTTTAAAAGTCTTTTTTGCCATAATTTTATTTTTTATTGATTAATAATAATGCAAAGATAAGAATAATTTTCAACTTTCCAAAAATTTGTGATATTTATTTTAAAATAGGTGAGTATGCAAAAAAAATGTCAAAAATGTAGTGAATTAAAAGATATTAATTCATTTAGTAAACAATCAACAAATAAAGATGGTTATAAAAGCACATGCAAAATTTGTGTTGCTGAATATGGTAAAAAATATAGATTAAATAATATTGAAAAAGAAAAAGATAGAAGTAATTCTTATTATAAAAACAATAAAGATAAACGCTCCGATTATTTTAATTCAAAAAAAGAAGAAAAAAAAGAATACGCAAAAAAATATCGTAAAGAGAATAAAGTAAAAATTAGCGAACAACGCAAAAAAAAATATCTAGAAAATAAAGAAATTATTAGCAAAAAAAATTATGAATACCATAAACGAAAAATGGAAACCGACCCTTTATTTAAATTAAAAAAACAACTCAAAGGTTTAATCAGGGATAGTTTAAGAAATCAAAATTTAAAAAAATCAGATAAAACAATAGATATATTGGGCTGCACTATACAAGAATTTAAACAACATATTGAATCACAATTTGAGTCATGGATGACTTGGGAAAATAAAGGGTTATATAATGGTGAATTAAACTATGGGTGGGATATCGACCATATCATTCCAACTTCTAGCGGTTCAACTTATGAAGAAATTATTAAACTTAACCATTACAGCAATTTACAACCTTTATGTGGTTATATTAATAGGCATGTAAAAAGAAATAATTAACTTGACAATACTCGCCAATTTTCCATGTTTTAGTTACTTTTGCCATTTGTTTAATTATTTTGTTACCGCAAATATAAAAAAAAGGTTTGGAATTACCAAACCTTTTCTGACTTTTTTTATTCAGCTATTTCTTTATTTTTCAATAACCTATCAATTTCAATAATCCTCTCATATTGCTCATCAGCCAATGCAAGTTCTTTTAATTTATTTAAAACAACAACTGGATATTCAGCAACAAGGTATTGTTCCTCATGAGCAATTTCAACAAGACTTTCGGCAAATTCGCCTAATTCCTCATCTAATTCATCGCATAAGTAATTCTCCAAATAATACTCTAGGTCACCATTTATATCCATTGCCATTCGCAGAGCCTCTTTGCTACCACCATTAGGTATATAAATATAAGTTATTACCCCATTTTCTATATGGTATTCACCAACATTATACCCAAAATCCTCATCAGCATATTGAATACAGAATTTAGCATTTGGGTATTTTATAGACAACAACTGTATTGCCATTTGAGAGGTACTCCACGCTGTACAGAATACAATCTCATTGTCGCAAATACTTTGGTCATAAGCATTCCATTTAGTACCCCAATTTTGAATACTCCAGTCATACCAATTATCAGCACCAAACTTGTCTTGGTATTCAGCAGATATTTCTTTTGTTATTCCCCTGCTAACGCCAAAATTCTTTTCTAAGTCAGTCAATTCATTTTTGGCAATCCTTTCCTCTTGCTTATCATAATCCTCTTGGCTTATAATACTAGTAGGACTGGTAATTGACCTTAATTCATTTGGCATTGGTGCGAATGTATTAAAGTCAATAAATTGGTCATCTTGACTTCCTTTGATTTCCGATAATACTTTCGCTACTTCCGTTTCTTCACCAATAATGGTTAATCTGTTTGTTACGTGATTAGGCATATACTTTATCTTTTGTTTACTGCAAAGATAAAAAAAAGGTTTGGTAATTCCAAATTATTCTTCAAAAAAATCTTCTATGGGCACTTTACATTCTTCAAAAGCCATATAACCCATTACACCTACAGCATTCCATAAGTTCTCATCAGAATCCAAATAAGAATAATAATCCTCTTCAATGAATTCAGTTTCCAACATACTATTAACAAATTCACCATTTATCATCCACCTATCTTTCATGAAGATTCGTATGTCTTCAATAGTACCTGTAAGTACTTTACTTCCATTGTCGTCCAAGTCTATCAACTGATAAACTGTAACTCCGTTTCGCATCTTTTCCATCTTCATTTTTATTTTAATTTATTTAAAACCCTACATCCACCCCTCTTTAACTTTGACTGGTTTACCATTACTTAAACTCCAAACTTCGTAGTACTCACCCCATTCACCTCTACGGCTTCTTGATACATAAACCATTTCATCATGACTTGCATTAAGCATAGCTTTCATTGCACTTATTAGTTTATCATAAGTAGGATATACATTGGTAATCTCCCTGCTTTTACGGAATCCATTACGATAATCTCGTATGCTTTCGTCTGTGGCAAAACTTGCCTGTGGTTTAAATTTTGGCATATGTCTTTAATTTTATGTTGCAAAGATAGTAAATTATTTCTTTTCTTGCAAAATTATTTTTTTCAAATGTTCAACATAATTTGGAGCTTCCGCATAACTCGCATGAAGGTATTGAAAATAATCAGCTTCCGTTTTTATGTCAGATAGATATTGCGCTTGATAAAAAGCATAATCAACAACACTCTCTTTCCAATTATCATAATAAGCGTGTCCATTCTCCTCACCCTTATTGGTAGTTGGTCGTCTTGTGGCAACCTTCATTCCAAATAAATTATGATTGGTTTTAAAGATTTCACTCTTAAAATTACCACTCTCCAACCTCGCTTGTGCATACACAATATGTGGGAACTTTATGTTCAATTCCAATATATATGCTTTCAATTTTTGTGCGCTAAATTCATTGAGCTTATTGGATTCGCTTAAAATGATTGCTTTTGTTTCCTCACTTATGTACTTCACTTGATTTACCCTGTAAACAAGCAAACAAACAATAATTCCACTCGTAACAAACGCTAACCCAATTATCAATAGCATAGCTTTCTTTGTTACATTCTCGTAAACCAAATTTTCTTTGTTGTAAAAATAAATCATACTATTTTGTTTAGATTGCAAATATAAGAATAATTTTTCAACCAACCAAATTTATTTCGAATTATTTTGCTTCCTCTTATGATAATCAGTCAGTATCCTTTTGTATTTGACTAAATAATCTTCGTATAGCCCAACGTTAACTTCTTTTAATTTGTTTAAAGATTCTGGTGCTCTAGTATTACTAGGTTCCTTGATGCCCATACGTATGGCTCGAATTCCAGCTTCAATATTTTTTATGTACAATTCCTCCGCTGTCATCCCTTACACCTCAATTAATTTACAATAATCCAAAAGGTCTTCAATTGCTATTCTGCCATGTCTTGCAGAACTATAATAGCCCTGCCTTTTATAACCTTCTACCCATTGCGTAGCAGCGGCAATAGCTGCTTTTCTGCTTGTATACGTATTACTAAAGTGAATAGAAAATCCATCAGGTGACAATACATCGTACTTTTTCTTAGCCATGTTATTTAAATTTAATTGATTAAAACTGCAAAGTTAGTAAATTATTTGATTCTACCAAATTTATTCTTCATCTTCATTCCACTCATCATCTTCATCTTTACCAATGTATTCAACATAGAACGCAACATACTCACCACTTTCATCCTTACAACCATATACATTATATGAACCATCTCCAAACCCTGAACTAGATACAGCACCACCACTCAATACACCCCAACTTTCTTTTGCTAATGTCAAATCACATACAGCACGATACCAACTATCACCCTCGTTTACATCGTAATCATCACCAAAATCATGCTTTGGCAAATCCTTTGCAACTTCATCATTACGATAAAAATCCCTATCAAAGAACCCAAACTGCCCACTATCAACACCACCATTAAAATTAAGTAGTTTAAAACCACCACTTAGTTTAGCGTTGACATGGTTTACCTTTAATACAGCAATACGTTCACCCCAACCACCCTCGTTACTTGTTTCAACTTCGGCTTCCCATTCGCCATTCTTTACGTTTTCAACAATCCCTTGACACCATGTAGGTATTTCATAACATGGGTCGGAACAAACCATAACTCCTGAAGTAATATTAAATTTTTTCATATTTTAGTGTTTTTGTTTGTGTAAAATTAACTTAATTTTTTAAAAAAACAAATTATTCATCATCTTTTTTTTCCAAAATGTTGATTAGTGTGTCTTCATAGTAGCATAACGCTTCTTCTGCTTGAGGATGGTTTTTATCAATAGCATTCGCTAAGTCAACCATTTTATCACCCCAAATCTCTAAATGTAAAGCAAACAATGCTAATAGCTTAAATCTTTTTTCAACTGATGTATTCATTTTTTTTTAATTACTTGGTTAATGATACTGCAAAGATAGTAAATTATTTCTAACCACCAAATATTTCAGCAAGTTTTTTTTGCCTTTCCAAATCTTCCTTTATTTGTTTGGCTGTCAATAAATGAGCATAACCAAATTCCCACGCATCCCACAAAGGTATATGAATCAACTCAACTGGTTTCAAACTCGCAACCATGTATTCAGCATAGCCGTCAGCAACAGGGAATCTCAATATCTCACCAACATATTTACCATTATTCCTCCGTTTTACTAACTCCCTTAATTCATTGATGTAGTTTTCACAATCTTTTTGATACTTGCCAACTTCCTTAAAATTCAATTCAGGAAGCGCAATACTTTTTGGTGGAGAATAAATTGTAGCCATTTTTTTTTTATTTACTTGGTTAATGATACTGCAAAGATAAACAAATTTTTGATACTACCAAATTTTTAAGCCTTTTCTTTTTCAACAACTTCTGTTAAAAAATCTTCTGCTTTACCCTCAAACAATATGCGTTTTTTATTAACGTAAATGTCCTCACCTTTTTTATTTTTAGCCATGTAGCCAATCTCGATACAACGAAATATTACTTGGTTGTTATCGTTAACCTCAATTTCGTATTCATAATCTTGTCCGCAATCTTTCGCTTTTGGATTATATAAATAAAACCCACCAGCACCCTCTTTAAAATGCCCAACCAATTGCGCTGCCAAACAACCTGCACCATTGAACACCCTTTTAGAGTTTAGGTCGTCCATACCTAGTCCATTGACTACTTTGCTACCACTCAAAAACTCAACCAAATCAGCACCCATTCCACTTGGATAGCCATCATATTGGCGATACATACAAATTATTTTCTCTTTTTTTACCTTGTTGGTTTTTTCATCTTTCCAACTTTCGATTACTTTTGTTAAAGACCTAGTTCCCATTTTTTTGTTATTTAATTGATTAATGATACTGCAAAGATAAACAAATTTTTGATACTACCAAATTTATTTTCAAAATAATTCTTGTGGTAGGTTTTTATTCAATACCTCTTTTCCATCTCGTCTTAATTCATTTAACTTAACCCTAATGCTTAGCACCCATTGTGGGTGTTGAAGTAGGCTCTTAATGGTATGTCCTTTCCATTGAATAAGTGAATACCCATTATCAGTTTTATAACAAATACCTTTAAGACAATCCTTTTCCAACTTCTTGTCTAATCTCTTTTGGTCTTTTGCCTTTAACCAATCTTCCAACAACAAATCAATCTTAAACTCCAAATTCATTGGCAATTCCATAGAATACGCTTTAATCGGTGGCAATGCCAAACAAAATTGTTCAGCTTGTTCAACCAACTCACGCATTCCCTCGTAAGCATGATAAAAGGTACAACCACCATGCCCATCGTTTTTTGCATAGGCAACCTTTTGTTCGTTTACATATACATCAGCAACAAACGCATTGGTTTCTTCCGATAGTGCTTCACTAAACTTAATGTTTTTTAATTCTATTTTCATTGTTTTTTATTTAGTTGATTAATACTGCAAAGATAAACAAATTTTTGATACTACCAAATTTATTTTGAAAAAAAAAATTCCTCCAAATAAATGAAGAGATTTTATCCTACTTTATTTAACTTACCAAATTAACAAACATTTTTTGCACCTCTTTATCGGTTTGAATTAATTCATCCAAAGTGCTTGTATTAATAGTTTTTTCTCTGTGTAGGTAACTAAAGGTTCTTCTGTATTCCAACCCCACAACCTTATAGACAATAACTTCTTTACCACTTTCAAGCTTATGTGCCACTCGTTCACGTTTGAAGTCAACATAAAGTTGTAAGTAATTCTTACCATTACAATAGTCATATCTACTATCACTACCCAAATACTGCTTTGTTTTGCTTACAATGAATAATTCCATTTCGTAAATCTCATTATTGGCTAATGGCTTTTCCTTTGTCATTTCACTTAATATATCTAAAGTAGCGTATGGTTTACCATAACTATCACGACCTATTTGTGTTGTCAAAACTTTCCCAAATTCGTTCTTAAACTCTTTCAGTTCATCGTTAAACTGATTAACAAATACCTTAATCATGGTAAGGTTATGCTTGGTAATGGTGTCTTTAAACCTTTGTTCCTCACGATTACAATCGTTAATTGTTTCTAAAGTAAATCGTTTAGAACCCTCTGCTTTTGGTTTAGGGTTGATACGATTAAATTCTTTGATAAGGTCAGTAACCAATCCTTGTTGTAGTGGTGTTAAATTTTCCATTTTTTTGATTATTTGATTATGAGTGCAAAGATAAACAAATTTTTGATATTACCAAATTTATTTAAAGATTAAAAAATTGCTCTTAAATTTCCATAAGCCAAAGGTATTCCACAATTACCCCATTGAACATTCTCATCCAAATACTCTTGCTTCATATCAGTTGTAATCGTATCAACAAGGTATTCATACGCAATCTTAACCATTTCAGGTCTATTGGTAGTAGGTGGATAAAACCCTAATTTGTTATCCTTCACCCCAACAAACAATATAAACAATCTACGTTTACCATTGCCGTATTGGTGAATGTCAACAAGCTTTTTGAACTTGGCAAAGCTTATAGGTTCGCCACTCTCTGTAATCAAACCCAACTCTTTGAGTTTGTGTGTTAGTATTGCTATCGGTAATCTCATACTGTAAAGATAATACTTTTTTTTTAATTTACCAAAATAAAGACAAATAATTATTGTACACCTCTTTGTTCTTCTCCACCTCCATAAAACTCTTCTCACTCGGCTTTAATCTGCCATACTTCTCATTGGCCAGCTTTATAGCCTCTTCCCTGCTAACAGCAAATACAGTATTCCAACCACCACCCTCAAAGGTGAACATCCATTCTACTTTGTTTTGATTTTCCATTGTTGTTTGTTTTTGTTACTGCAAAGATAAACAAATTTTTGATACCACCAAATTTATTTTAAACTTTTTTTTAAATAAATTAGTTTAACCTAGCCAACATAAAAGCAACCAATTCATCCAATACCACATACACTGGCACACCTCTCTTCTTGGCAATCATCTCCAATTCCTTAATTGTTATGTTTAACATCATTTACCCCCTTTTCTGTTTTAATTACAAACCCACTCTCAAAAGCTGCCTTGTTCTTTTCAGCACCACCTTTGCCTGTCATTTTCTTATACTTCAACCCACATATAACTCCCTTCTTATCCAAAAACCTCAAATCATCCAAATCAGCATTTATAACTTCAAACCCTTCAAAGGTTTCGGGTAATTTGTCAAATACCATTGCTACATTTATACCTTGCTTTAGCAACTCAATTGCTTTATCATGATTGGTTTCACTTCTGCTAAAAGTTAAATGATAATTCTTTGGCAATTCCTTTTCAAACCGCTTATGATTTTTGGTATAGTCATAAAATTGTATATTAGGAAACAACTCAAATATATTCTTACCACCCTCAAATACCTTAAACTTTTCCCATACCACATCACTAGTGCCATTAAACCTAAATGTTACAATAGCTTTACCCTCATTCTTTTTAATAGCCTTTTCAACCTCTTCTCTCAATTGTTTCAAAAAACCCTCTCTATCACTCAAAAAATACTCTGTCTTGTTAACCCTACCTTGCATTACGCTAGTGTACATTCCACCAAAACCACTACCCACCAAACAACTTTCAGCACAACCCTTACTAGCATGTGGGCACAAATTAATTCCTTTAGAATTTGCCTTGAATGGCGACATGTACAATATGTAAGTCATGTAACCTAGCTTTTCTCCTTTGATAGTCTTTGCATTGTTAGTAGTTAACAACGGCTTTCTTTTAATTGCTTGCATATAAATGTTTATTTGATTAATGACTGCAAAGATAGATATTATTTTGAAACTACCAAATTTTATCTCACCTTTTTTAAATTATTTTTTTTAACCCCCTTTTTATATAATAAGGTATAAAACTTTTTCTGAAATAAATTTGGTAATGTCATTTTCTTTTCCTATCTTTGCTGTGTCAAAATTAAATAAGACGGGTTCGATATGAGAATATCGCAGAGGGTATACTCCAACCTGGGCATTATTTTAAAATGTTAACGAATGTTAAAAATTTGGTAATGTCAAAAATCTTTCATACCTTTGTGGTTTAACTTAAATTTTATCTATATGATTAGGTATGTTGATAACTTTGTTGATAACTTTACCAAAATAAATTTGGTAATGTCAAAAATCTTTTATACCTTTGCATTCACTAACTTAACCCATATTATGCCCTTATGAAAAATTAAAATTACATATCGCAAAAAAATTTAACACACCTTAAATAAAGGTCGTGTTGCACCCACTCCGTAAGGATGATGGGTTATTCGTGTTTCTCTACGTGTACTTTAAAAATGTTCTACGTGGAACGCTACACCTATACCCAAAAATTTCAGCCGAAAAATCATCGAGAATTTGTGAAAGGTATAATACTTTTAGCAGTTTTTTCATTACTTTTTCATTACTTTTTAGATTATGTTAAATGATACTTTTATGGTGTTTATAACCCTCTGGTAATCAATCTCCTATTTTTCAGGTGAAATCTCACCACAATTTCCCACAATTTACCACTTTTTACCAAAAAAACACAAAAAGCCTTAAAAAAAAGCAAACGTGCGAATGTGGGTACAGTTTTGTGGGGTTTGTGTACACAAATGTGTACATATTTAGGGTATATATGAACCTATATATAATATGATATATGGGTATTATTTAGGTTATTCATTATTCTTATTTTTGCTTTTAGGCTTATCTTCTGGTGTAGGGATTATTTTGTCCAATTTAGGTATTAGGTATTTCTTTTTCCATTGTTCGAAGGTTAGGTTTAGGCTGGGGTTTTTTTTAAGAAAGGTTTCATACTGGGTTTTTAGGGTAGACATAATATGTATAATATGATAATGTAATAGGTGTAGTATGTGTATAGATTTTATAAGTTATGTACACAAATGTGTACATAGGTTTTAGGTGGATAAGGTAATATTGGATATTTTACTTTAGATTGTTGTAGCATTTTATTCTGATATAAGAATTAATTCTTGATTTGTCAATGCAAAATATATATTCTGTAATTGATGAACATATATTATATCTACCATTGAAAATGCCCTTAAATCATCAAATGTATTATCTAAAATTGTGTAATTTGCGTTATTTCTTCTAACATCAATTTGTAAATAATAATCATGATTTGGGTCAGTATATGTAATATAATCATTATCACCTTTATCTATATTTTGGAATCCAAACTTATATAACCAATCTTCTGTTAATAAAATACCTTCTATGTTCTCAATAAGTCCAAAATCTCCACATCTAAATCCAACTTCTTCTTTACAAATTGAAGCGACCAAAGCTATCTCTTGATGGTCATCTCCATTCCAGTTCACCCAATTCCCAATTTTTAATTCATTTGCTGTCATCTTATTTCTTTTTAAATTGTTCAAACCATTGTTCAAAAGTATCATATTTCATCGAAATACCCATATCAGACCAAGATGTCACCCAACTACCATCTTTAAACGCTTTTCTCATATCTTCCTCACTATACATTTTTTCTTGTTGCAATTTAGCAAATTCAATTAAATCTTTTGGTTGTACATCTTCAAAGAAATCACCAACACCATTACATTCTGGGTCATTACAACACATTCTCTGGCAACCTTGTCTAATTAAAAATTCTTCTGCTATTTCTTCAAGTGTTTTCATTTTATTTTTTAGTATTTAATTGTTCAATAAATTCAATTACAACTTCACACATTTTAGATGATGAATAGGGTCTACGTTCAATTATTTCTGAGTAAAGAAATTGTAGTATTTGTTCTTGTTGCCATTTAGCACCCTCAATAAAACCTTTTTTCTTATCTGAGTTAATCCCATAATTATAAGGTTCTGGTAATTCATTAGCATATTTTTCAGCGGCTTCTTCTAATGTTTCTTGTTTAGGTTCAATCCTATCTAACATTTGAGCATCTAAAGAAGTTTTATATCCTAATACTACATCTTTAGCATCACTTCCCTCACTTCCATAAGTTTCGTTGTAGTATTGTTTGCAATTATATAAATCTCCATTTCCTCCTCCAATAACATAACCTTCTGTATGAGCATCAATTATCTGTTCCTTCTCAACTGATAATTTACCTAAACATCTTAATCTAATAGTTTCAAGAGTCATTCTTGAATCATCACTCAAATCATCATCGTATGTAAGATGTTCAACTATTTCATTAATTAGTTGTTGCATTGCTGTTTGTTTAGTTTCCATATTTTTTAAATTTTTCGTTATAAATTTCATTGCTTTTTTCTTGCAGGTAATCTTTTGTGAAGTCATCATCTGCAAATTTTGTTTTGGCAAGTTTCTCATAATAATCTTCAGCACTTTTTAAAGCATATTCAAATCCTTCAAAAAAACCATTTTCAAAAACTAAAGGTCTTGTTTGTTCTCTATTTTTAATAAATGTTTCTGTCATTTTATCAAATTGACTTTGCTCCATTTCTTTGGCTTGTTTTTTATACTCATCAATATGTTTTTGTTGCAACGATATTGAAGGTGTTAATTTTTCAATTAACCAATCTACTGCTGTTTGTTTATTTCCCAAAGGTTTATTTGTAGTTCCTGAAGTTATTTTATCAGCATTAGGATTGCTGAAATCTACATAATGAGAGTCTAACGCACCTTTTAAACTCATATAGTTTGCAGCTCTTTGTTTAGCTTCTTCTGAAATTGTAGGTTCTTCTGTTGGAATGATTATTTTGTAAGTAGCTTTATTTTGTAAAAATCCATATTTATCCTTATGTGAAAATTCAACCTCAACACTCTCACAACTTGGATTCTCAACAAACCAGTTAAGAAACTCATCATCAATAGCTTGTACACCATCAGCAATAAGTTCTTGGTCTGTTGTTAGGATGATTTTTTTACAATTGTAAAAATGATGCCATTGTTCTTCATTGCTTTTATCAACTTTAATAATTTTACTTTTGAAAGAATTAGTTAAAGCATAACAATCTTTAACTTCTTCATCATCAGATGTGATGTACAAATATTGATTTCCAGCATTTACTGTTCTAACAGGAAACTCTTCAAAGTATAACTTATCATTTACTTTGTAAAGTTTACTTGGCTTATCCGTTGGTAATACGTGTAAATTTTTCATATTATTTGTTTTTAACAATTTCAATTAATTTAATTAAACAAGCAAGTTCTGCTTCTTCGTATGTTTTTGTTAATTTATCATATTTTTTTATCATTTTTAACTCATCATTTGATATGTCATAAATGAAATACGTATGGATATTTACTTGACCAAATAGATTATAATTCTCTCTAAACCAACGGAATGATTGAGAATAAGTTGGTGCTAATATTCCATCATTCTGTTCAGCCATCCAAGCATCTTCTTGTTTAGCAACATACATAACATCATACTTACTACCTCTTCCTATCCAAATTCCAAAACAAGGTTCATCAAACCCTAATTCTTTTAAAGCTAATGCTTGTTCGTAAGGTATAAATTCTTTGTTCATATTATTTTGATTTAACTATTTCAATTAATTTTTTTAAACAAGCAAGTTCTGTTTCTTCGTAGGATTCATAAGAATTATTTGCTTTAACAATTCTTCCACCTTGTAATATGGTGTAGAAGAAATTAATCATATCACTATTGTATATCCAACTTGATAGGTTATGCTTCTCTCTAAAAAATCTGAATGCTTGTGAGAATGTTGGCAATCCAATGTTCTCAACTGGTTTGTTATCAATTTTGGCATTCCATTCTTCTTGAATGTTTGTAATTGGACTTCTACCTTCAGAATAACAATATCTGACATCTTCATCAGATATATTATACCAAGCCCAGCAAGGTTCATCAAATCCAAGTTCTTTTAGCTCTAAAGCTGGTTTGTAAGGTAAAAATTCTTGTTCCATATTATTTCTGTTTTACTAATTCAATTAATTTTTTAAGACAAGCAAGTTCTGCTTCTTCGTGTTTCTTCCATTGTTCATTTAGATTTTCATCATTCCAATCAATTTCTGAGTATATTACATAATCATACCAAGCAGTTTTAGTGGTTTTCCCACCCTTGAATTTCACTTCACCAATTATGTGATACTTCTCTCTAAACCATCTAAATGCTTGTTGATATAGTGGTGCTGAACATATTTGTCCATGAAATTGCTCATGTGATTTACACTGAGTAGGATAGAATGTTTTATCATTATGATATAAACCAAAACAAGGTTCATCAAATCCTAATTCTTTAAGTTCTAATACTTGTTCGTAAGGTATAAATTCTTTTTCTAATTTACTCATATCTAATAATTTGTTGTGTTTTAATATTAATTACTTTTATTACTGTAAATTTATTATCAAAATAAGCTAATATACTTTCTTGATTAATATTAAAATATAAACCAAAATAAACCATAAAATCATCTAAAGATTTAACTAAAGGTTCTTTACAATTTAATTTATAATAATCATAAAATAATTGAAAATTAAAAGCATTATTATTTCTTTGTTTTATATATTCTTCTCTATTCATAACTTTTATTTTTGTTTAGTAGTCAGGACAAGATTCGAACTTGTATTCTATTACTTCCGTAATCGCCATTACCATTATCGACCACCTGACTATGTTTTAGGAAAGAGGAAGATGGGCGTGTGGACATCCTCTTTTACGATTGGCGTTACTAGCACGCACCTCCGATACCAAACCAAATTGTGTGGCATCATTCCCCAATCAACCTATTTATTTTAGTAATGCAAAGGTAGATAAAATTTTTTAAATTTGCAAGTTTAGAGCAATTTTTTTTTAAATCTGTAGCCAACCCACCATAAATCAACTCTAAAAAACCAGTCTCCAATATGTTTCCCAAAACCTATTCTAAGCATTCTATTATTAGAATCCAAAAGTATTTTATTTATTTGTATCATTTGGTTTACAGCTTTCGCAATATTGTGGTTTTAGGTGTTTTTCTCCTTTACATGCTTTATGTTCATCTTCAGTGAATTCATAACCAACTTTAATTATCTTGCTACAAGCAGAGCATAATAAAGCTAGGTTACCAGAATTAAATTTGAATATAGCTTTTCCCTTCATTTTGGTGTATTATTAAAAATATTTGAAACTTCCAAATTTAATCATAAAAATCATCAAATGAATCCATGATACTATCTATAATATCAACACCCATTTTTTTGAGGATGAGGTAAGCTACTATGAGAATAACCCCAAATGATAATAAAAATATTAACCAGTTCATATTATTTAAAATTATAAAACCCCTTGCCTTTTTTTTTGACAAGGGGTTTATTTTTATTTATTATTACTTGTGAACAAGGTTATAAAATGTTTTGGAGTTGTCGCCAACAACTTGTGGTGTAGGACATCCAGCTTTAACCCAACCTTCGATTGCCATTTTTTGTAGGATTTCATCAGTCAAACCTTTTGACAAGATAATGTTTTCTTGTGCTTTAAGTTCTGCGAGTTCATTCTTTTTCCGTTGTTCTTGAATTTGTTGGTCAAGCACTGACAAGTTTGTATTAACTTCGTTACGATTATCAATCTTTTCTTTTACCTTTGCACTAAAGTCAAGGTTGCAGCTGAATGATATGAGTTTCAAACCTTTTTCTTCGAATGATTTTAACACTAGTACTTGTACTCTTTCTTCAAATTTAAGTGAACCACCATTAGCCATTAGAGAGTCTGTAACATATTTACGGCTTTCTTCTTTGATAATATCATAGATGTGTGGTTCAAGTACGTTATCTTCAAGGGCTGACATGAATTCATTTCCGCTTCCTAGTCGAGCATTTTGAAAAACAACATCAACAGCACGGTCTTCAATAACCCTATAAGAATAAAGTGGTTTTGATGTAAATTCTGTATTGTCAGCTGCTTTTAGGTGTAACGTAGCACCTCCAAAGTTTGCACGTTGTTCAAATAGGGGGACTTGATAAAGAGAGGTACCAGGAGCGATTACGGATACACGGCCTTTTACATTTTGGAAATCTGATTTTCCATTTTTACCAAAGTTTGTCATAAGTACACCTTGATAGTTTGGTTGTACTGATTCGCATGATTGCATTAAGATTGCTAATACGAAGATTGCTAGAATTGATTTGAAACTTTTTTTCATTTTTTTTTTGTTTTTAATTAATTTTTTAGTCTTTTTTGTTAATATAATTTTTGATGTCATTTTCAAGGTAGACACCTGCACCTATTAGGGCTCCGAGAATTACTGCTATACCACCCCAAGCAGTTAGGAAATTAAATACGTACCATCCTACGTAAAGGACCAGCAAGAATACTAGAATTTTTAAACTTGTTCTTAAAATCATATTTTTTTTATTTTAGTAATGCAAAGGTATGGAAAATATTTGAACTTTACAACTTTAATTAAAAATTTGTTTTAAAGTTTTATAAACCTTTAGCATATGTGATTTATTTTCATATATTGACATAAATGAACCGACAGGTTCTTTCACCGTAAATAATATTTTTGTAAAGAAATTGTTATTAAAAAATCTTGACTGACATGGTTCCAATATTTCGGCACAATCAGCTTCTGATGTCAACATACCACAGACCCAGTGCTCTTTATGCTTTTCCAATAAAATATAAGGGTGTACAAATATGGGGTGCATAAAGACATCACCAACTTTAAATTCATTTGGGGTTACCTTAGATGAAGTATTGGGCAAAGCATTTGCCCAACCTAGAATTTTATCTCTATCAGGTTGTGGCAAATGTGACATAAGCTTGACCTTTTCTATTAATTGCGATTTATCCATGATGCAAAGGTAATAAAAGGAAATGAATTATGCAAATGTTTTTCTAAGATTTTGTAATTCTTCTTTAACTATTTTGTTAATGGCAAGTTGTTCAGCAATGTTTCTTTCTATTGTAGTGGCTAATTTATTAAGTCTACGTTTTAATAGCGTTTCTTCGCTATTTCCTTGACCTTTAAGACAGATAAAGCAGTCCCAAGGTATGTTCTTCTTTTCACCGTTTTTAACGACAACAAAGTACTCTAATTTTATTTCATGGACTTTGAAGCACCCAGTGAATGACTTGATGTGAACAAAGTCACCATCAAAACATGGCTTAGGTTTTTTATAGAGTTCACCATTTATTTTATAGTACCACGGATTGTTCATATGACAAAATTTATTTAAACCAAAATGGGATTTCTCTTTCTTTCCAGTTAGCGAAACTACGTTTTTCAGCGATATAGTATTGTCTGTATGAATCAACAGCATTACCTATTTTACATTCATCTGGCATTGCTAAAGCAAATGTAGTGATATTACCATTTACACGTAAATTAGGTTTATGAACCATAGCCCATTCAATTATGTCTTGTGACTTATGACGTTTACCATAACGATAGGTATATTCCTCACACAGTTCAATACCCAACTCACAAAGCCAATTGTAGTTTTCAATACATTCTCTGGCCCAAATGCAACAAGGATGATTCTTATGTGACAACCCATATGGTATGTCAAACAAGCTATTTGTCATATGATGAACCCCACATAAAATTTGGCTTGTTTCCAGCACCATTTTGACCACGTGTTTGTCAACGTGATATTCAGCACATTTCTTGGTATCGGTATCTAGGACAAATATATTCATTATAGTTCAATTAGCGTTTTATTTTCGATTATACGATACTTTTCTCTATTAATAGCGTTTGCATCTGTTTGATGTTCAAAGTTGATTAAAAGCCTTAAAACTACCAAAAATTCATAATCTAGTTCCTTAATCTTTTTATCAAACTTTATACCATTACCATCATTGGTTATTGACATAATCTTTTCACCTCTAACATGTGAATACCAGATTTTGCTATTTGACCGATAAGCGGTAATTTTTTCACCTTCATCAGTAAGTTCTTTCACGATGTCGTATTCGTGCTCACCTTCATGGTTCAATACCATGTATGTTTGTTTATCCATAATATAGTTTTTTTATTAAATAAAAGGTAAATATCTGCTTGGTTTGGCTCCTTCACCAGACACATATTCTTCTGCACGTTGTTCAGACACGCCTTGTTCAAGGTATTCTTGTTTCTTTACCATTTGGAAGCCTTTAATCAATGTCTGAGCCATTTTCTTGCTATCTTCATTACGACCATCTGTATGATAGTTTTCAGAAGCCATATCTTCAATTAGTTCTAGGAACATGCGGAACATGGATTGTTGTAGGGTTCTATGTTCACGTTTGAATGCTTCTGCAAACGCTTTGTTTGATTTGCGATAGTTTACATAATCCGATAGGGTATCGGTTATTTTTTTGGCATCATAGAGTTCTTGTTCTTTTTTAAGAAGCTCCATTTCTTGTTGTTCAAAGTCTTGTATCATATTTATTAGTTTAGTAGTGCAAAGGTAAGTAAAGTTTTTGACACTACCAAATTTTATATGGGTAAATTTACTTTTGACAATATTTGATTTGAAACATGAGTATAAATTTCAGTAGTTTTAACACTAGAATGCCCTAGAATTTTCTGTATTAATTTTAAATCCGTTCCATTTTCTAGAAGATTTGTGGCACAACTATGTCTTAGAGTATGTATATGTCCAGACAATTCAATGTATTTTTTATACATTTCTTGACAACTTCTTACAGAATATTGATTTGTCATTTGGCCATTAAATAGATATTCAGTTGGTCTATATTCTTTAAAATATTCTCTCAGTAGATTGAGGACATTTTGTGATAATGGGACCACTCTATCTTTCCTACCTTTAGCATTTTTTATATGAACCAGCATCCTTTTTGAATCAATATCTTCAATTTTTATATTGACAATTTCAGAAACTCTTAAACCAACTGAATATGTTAGTGTGAGAATTGCTTTGTGTTTAAGATTTTCAATTTTAGATAATCTTTCTTTGATAAATTCTCCATCAATAACTCTTGGAAGTTTCTTCTCTGATTTTGGTCTGTTAAAATTGACTTTATCATATTTTTTATCAAGCCCGTATTTGTATAAAAAACGGATTGCATTTATCACTTGATTCTGTTGAGAAACAGAGGAAAATTGATACTTGTCCAAGTAGGACTGAAAATTTTTGGAATTACAATGAATAATTTGCTTTTCACCTAAAGATTTAAGAAAGTCTTTGATGTGACTTATGTAATTATCTTTTGTTCTTGGAGAATAGTTTAAGTATATAAACTTTTGCTCACAAATCTTTATAATTTTTTGATTCAAAGTATTGATTTTAAAGGGTTTAGGGTATACTTGTTTATATATGATAGTTAGCACCAATACTACATCAGTGCTTCGATTTATAATATTCTATAAACCCTTTAAATATATCATAATCATTTTCTAACTTAGAAATAACACACCATTCTGAATACATTTCAAATATTTTAATAAAATCAGTTTCCTTAAATTCTACGTACAATTTTCTAGTTATAGGTATAAATAATGTTTGGAAATTTTCTTCGCAATTATCAACGTTTATTAAAAATTTAGTAAAATCTTCATATAAGTGAGATAATTCTAATTTATTTTCTTCTGGTATTCCATCAAGGAAATAAAGTTTTTCGTATTTTTTAACTAATTCTTTCATATTTTTAAATTTAATTTTATTATTATAAGTCATTTTTTCTAATCTCCCACATTAAGGATTCATAGTGTTTTCGTCTTTTAGCGTAATCACTAGATAAAAATGTCTTACCATCTATCTTACCACTTAATTTTTTCCATCTTCGGTATATTAAATATAGTAATATTTTATCTAATATTTTAAACCCTTTATATTTATTCTCCATATGATAATAATTTTCTAAGGTTTCTACCAAAATCATTATCATAATTCTAAATTTATCCCTTAATGATATATATAATTCTTCATAACTAACGGATTGAACTGATTTTGTTTCAGTTATTTTAATATCAATATCTTTTTCCATAATTCTTTTTTTTTTACAAATATACAACTAATTATTCAATTAATCAAGTTTACCTTAAATTCACCGTACTGGTGCTAACAAGGTGTATAAGAAAGTTTGCTATCAGCAGTTGTGGTAATTATGAGAGTTTATCAAAGCAAACCTTCTCATACACCCAACCGTTATACAACATAATTAAATCCACTCTTCTATAAATTGTTGTAATGTTTGTCCTTTCTTACTATATTCCTTATCAAAATCTTCGTAATAATTACCATCACCATCATCATACCATTCATAAAATTCTAATTTATATGTACCATCTTTTTGTGGTACAATTACCTTAGTTTTATTATCATCTTCATAATAATAAAGACCAGAATTTTTTGAATTATCTTGTGTAAATCCGACACTTCGTAAGTATTCAATATCAGATTTTTATAATAACAAATTACGTTGTATAACACCAGATATATTCAAGTTTTTATCTGTGTTCTGTTCAAATGTTTTCAAATGTTTAAGTTCCTTTTTCATATTAAAGTTTATTTGTATATATATATATATTAAAATAAAAACCTGAAATATATCTGTGTCCGTTATGTGTTATTTTTGGAACGTCTTTCCATAAATTCACGATATTTACCACCATACATACCAGCACCAATATCAATACATTCTTCTTCAAATATTGTTAATGCTAAATTTTTATCTGTGGTATAGATATAAATCCATTCTAACGGGGAATCACCCATTGATAACCCATAATCAATGAAAATATTATCTTTACCTAATTTAATTTTATTCAGATAACCATGTTCGTGTTTTTCAAACGAATATTCATTACCATTTTTTTTAAAATCGTTAATTTCTATTAAAACGGGGGTTTCTATTTTTTTTGTGTTATAAACACAATACAATATTTCATTCATAATAAAACAACACATAACAAAGAATATAAGTAATAACCGAGTTATGTGGTTTATTTAAGTTATTACTTTTTACAATCATTTATACGTAATTCAAAGTATTTTGTTTCAAATCGGTTACTACTTATATTCTCAACCGTTATCGGCAAGCGTAAGATGACCACTGCACAGCCATAGCATTTGCAATTCCATCAAATGTTTTAGAACGATGTTTTTTAAATTCTGCTGTATCATAGCCATATTTTTTACCATCAATTTCAAGTTGCCTAACATTCCATTCACTTTGCTTTATCCCTCGACTATCTACATAATACTTCACTTCGTCAGCTACATTGTTTGTAGGTTCTAATTTTGGCAATCCTTTCAACCATAAGCAAGTTGATTTTTTAACAGGGTCGCCAAATTCAAACGGCTGAATAATTTGTTGATGTTTTATTGGTAATCCATATTTTTCAGCCAAATCGGGAAAGTGTTCTTTAATATAATTTCCACTAATAATCCCTATTGGATTTTCAACTGCTACGAATTTGCAATCAACATCAAGGAATTTCATAAAAAAATCTATTGCTTCACGTTGTCTGCCATCTTCTCGTTTTTTAATAAAGTGCCTTGAACCACTTACTGCTAAATGTGTACAAGGTGGGTGTGCTATTATTATATCCCATTTTAGTTTTAGCAAGTCGGTTACATCGTGTTGAATATGCCATTCGGGATGTCCACCACTACAAGGGATAATATCACACGAAAATGCTTCGTGTCCTAATTTTCTAAATTCTTTTGTTACTGTTTGACTTTCTTCACAGGCAATCAAAACTCGTAAAACGCCAGCCGATAACACGGGTTTGGCAAAATGGCTGTTTAGTTCTTCTATCAACATTCGTTTTTAATTTTTAAGTTTAGTAATTCTATTTAGCTTCGGGTTCAACCACTTCGCCAAGCCCTAATCCGTTATACACAATTGCTTTTTTAAGTTATACGTAAATAATTAATTTTTGTTACAAGCAACTGTGTATAACAGCAAATATAACCAATGCTCTCAGTACTTCGTAGTAAAGTTTGTATGTTAATTACCATAATTTTTATTTTTTTGCCCACGCACTTCAGTTTTTTCAAAACTGTTAGAGTTTTTTAATTTCATAACCAATTGGATTGATACCATCTTTTATTGTAACTTCTTCTTCGTGGTCAACAGAAACATTGTTATACACTGTATGATATATGTCAATATCATCCTTTTTAAATTTTGCGATGATAATATATGCAAACTCTTCGTCAGTCATATTAAATTGCGACATTATTGAACTAATATGGTCTTTAATCAATTTTTCATTTCTAACCCAATGTTTGCCTAAAAATTTAGTATTTAATTTGTTTTCATCATCAAGAAAAACTACACGATATAATATAAATGTATTTGGAATATTTTTTAGTCCACCATTGTTGAAGTCGGTGTTAAAAATATTTTTAATAAATTTTTTAGCTAATTGAATTGATTTACTTTTTGGTTCATCATAATCTATCCACGCACCTTGTTCTAAAGCATCGGTATTATTTACAATATCATTAGATAAGTCATTAATAAATTGTTTTGAAAAATCTTCATTTAAATTATTTAATTCTTCTCTAATCAATTTGCGTATAAAATCTTCTTGTTTCGTAATCATAATATTTAGTTTTTACTTTATATATAAATATTAAAGAATTAATTTCCCACCCTAAAAAATAAAAATTATTACATTTGTGTTTCAATCAAACTTTTGTGGTAGCACTGGTTATATTTGCAACCGTTATATGCAATGCTACGTTTCTGCTTCGTATTAAGTTTCGTGGTTATAATCTTTTTATTTTATTTTTTCCCACCCATAAATTTAAGAAAAAATATTATCATCTCCAATATCCCAAGTTCCATCATTTTCAACGGATTTTATTTGATTTGGTTTAAATGTAACATAAACAGTATCGGAATCTTGATAATCCTCATCGTCAAACCAAGCATCTTTTATATTTATAAAGATAATACCATCATATTTACTTCTATCAACATTTGCCACCACTTCTCTCGTTGATGTTCCATATTCTGTTTCAATATCATCCCATTTTTTATCTTTACCATCTACAATTAATGGTCTTTTAATACTCAAATAAACCTCATATACAGTTCCATCACCAGCATAGCCATCAGCATTAAAATAATCTGGTGTGAAATATGTATCACCCATAAAACTATCAAACTCTTCTGGTGAACCGTGATAAACTGGTAATGGTTTTCCATTATAAACAACTTTACTACCACTAAACCATTTTCTAAAATTATTATTTATATTGGTTTCAGTTTCTTGTTGTTCATTCAAATATTCACGTATAGTAGTTGCTATAAATTTTCTTAATTCCATATTATTAAATAGTTTACTTTATATATAAATATTCAAATTTTAAATTTCCACCCACAAAAATAAAACAAAAAGGTTCTGTGCTTTGTATCAACATTTCTACAATATATCCGCACTGCATATAACACGCTGTATAGTTAATAAGCCGTGATAGTTTTGTGCTTTGATTCGGGGCTGTGTGGTCGGCTTACATAACCATACAGCCATCCGTTAGCAGTAATAGTTTGCCAACGCACATTAGCACATATTCTCAATTTCGTCTTGGAATAAGAAAATTCGTTCCTGATACCACAAAACATTTTCATAGTTCTGTTTTTCGTTTTCAGTAAAGTTTTTTACAAGTAGTTCAACTCGTTTCTTTTGTCCCCCATCTCGTTTACCAAAAACGTCCTTATGCCAAAAATTCATATAGCAAAAAGCATATCCTATTTCAGCCAGCATTTTTTGCCTCAAGTCTTTGGTGTTTTGTGGTAAATGTTCATAGGTTTTCGGGTCATCTAAATCAACCTCAAAATCCCCAAATGGTCTGCATACAAATTTTCTCATTTTATTATATTTTAATTTTGTTAATCCACGCTAAACTACTACTGCTAACACCACCTATACGCAAGTTTTGTGAAAAACAAAACCTGACGTATAGCTGTAACCGTTAGGTTCAATTAAATTATTGTTTTGGTTTATCAGGTAAAAAATATTCACCATCAAAATCAACTGGTTCTTTAAATTTACTCATTAAATCCTTTACCGCTTGTTTTGTTTCATCCTTTTTCCAAAATTCCCACCATTTTTTACGTGGTTTAACTGGTATCGTAAATTTCATACGGACTTTATTATCACCAATAATATTCCAATTTATATCTTCCATATTTTTTATTTTTAATTTGTAAAACAATAATTTAACAAAACCTAACAAATGATAAACAACATTAAAACGATTGTTTATCATTAGACGTTA